ATGAGCGCGGCAACGGAGCGGTTCGCACGCCAGGCCGGCGCCGAGGTCGAGCGGCTCGCCGACGAGCGCCGGCGGTGGCGTGAGGGGTCGTCGGAGCTGGCGCGGCTCGCCGAGCTGGACCGGCTGACCGGTGCGCACGTCGAAGCGCACATCGCCAAGAGCGACCGGATCGACGCCGACGAGGAAGCGCTGCGGCGCAAGTACTTCCCCAAGTCCGCGCGGCTCATGGTGAGCGACTGGGACGGCTCGGTGCTCACCGTGAGCCCGACCGGCCGGCTACGCACCGTGTACGTGCCGGCACCCAAGCCCACGTGCGGCGACGAGCACCGCGACTGGGAGCACCAGGCACTGCCCTGGGTGTGCTCCCTCGAGCCGGGCCACGACGGCGCACACGTCGCGATGACCTCTGACCGCGAGACGGGAGACCCGCTCGAGGTGTGGCGGTGGCCGGCGCGGTTGGCGCCGCGCGACCGCATCCGGATCGCCGCGCCTGGCGACGCCATGGTCGGCATGCTCGGCGTCGTGGAGTCGGTCTCGACCCACACGCCGACCGGTCGGCAGTACGCGGTCGTCCGGACCGACGACGGCTCCCGCGCGACGTGGCCGGCCGACGAGCTGGTGCGCGTCGACGCGCCGCACACGGAGTGCACGCTCGGCACGACCGAGCACCCTGCGCACGCGTTCGAGTACATGGACGCGCGGAACTGGAACGTGAACGTCACCGGGTCCTGCCCGGGTTGGGTGGCGCCGGCCGACGACGCGGCGGTGCGGGCGTGAGCGCCCACCTCGAGCGCGGCGTCACCGTGCAGGTCGTCGCCGCGACGCTGGCCAACGGCGCACCGCACCCGCACCACGGCCGGACCGGCGTCGTGCTCGACGTCGCGGCCGGCGGGCAGCACCCGGTGCGGGTGCAGGTCGCCGGCCGCGCGGTCCGGTTCGCGGCCGACGAGCTGGAGCACGTCGTCGTGAGACCGGGTGATACCCAGGCGTGGAACTCCGTTTCGCCCGACGGAACGCGTCAGATAGATACCCCAGGCACGTATTAACAGCGTGGGCGAATCATGACTAATGCGTGTGCATCTAATCCGTGGCGGCCCGTGGTGCGGGACTATCTCGATAGTCTCCGCGCCGCGGGCCGTCGGCCGCTGACCATCCGACTACACGCGCACTACCTGCGCCACCTCGAGCGCTTCTCGAGGGACCCCTTCAACCTCACCATCAGCACGCTCGAACGTGCCCTGATCGCACGGCGGGACTGGACACCGGAGACGATCCGGAGCGCGGCCAGCGTGTTCCGTGGCTTCACCAAGTGGATGTACGCCCGGGGCATGATCGCGGCCGACCCGGGCCTGCTGCTGCCGGCTATCCGCGTGCCCGCCGGCGTCGCCCGCCCGATCCCCGACCCGGTCCTGGACCGGCTGCTCAGCTCACACCCTCCCGGGCGCGCGCGGTGGCTGCTGCTCCTCGGCGGCCACTGCGGGCTGCGGGTCGCCGAGATGGCACACGTCCACTCCGGCAACCTCGACGGCGACCTGCTCTACGTCGTCGGCAAGGGCGGCAAGGAACGCATCGTGCCGGTGCTCGACCCGGACCTGCACACCGCGATCCGTGAGGCGCGGGGGTACCTGTTCCCGGGACGTCAGGACGGGCACCTGTCCGCCGGCTACGTGTCCAAGCTCTTGAGCGAGCTGCTGCCGGAGCACTGGACGGCGCACACACTGCGCCACCGGGCCGGCACGGCGGCCTACGCCGGCACCCGGGACATCCTCGCCGTGGGCCGGCTGCTCGGGCACAGCAAACCGGAGACCACCATGCGGTACATCCGGCTACCGGCGGACGCTCTGTACGCCGTCGCACGCGCGGCGGCCTGACCATGGATAAGGTTCGCAGCATGACAATTTGGCAGACCGTCCACGGCGCGTCCTGGGACAAGGTCCAGGTGGGCGATCGGATCTCGATCGCCACCCCGGGCACCGATGACCTGCAGGTGCAGGGCCGGGTCAGCCGGCTGACCGGCGACGCGGTCGAGTTCCGGGACGGGATGATCATCGTCCCCAAGGCGGACTACGCCGTCGTCGTGATCGTGAGGCAGCGATGAGCGACGAGCAGCGGACACACGAGCAGAACGTGGCGCGGCTGCTCGAGCTCGAGCAAGCCAGAGAGGCCCGACGCCAGCAGCGGCGCCGGGCCTTGCCCTGGGTCGTGGCCGTCCTGGTCCTGGCCGCCGTCATCGTGCCGGTGGTGATCCACCAGCAGAACGAGGCCCAGCGCGAACGATGCGCCGAGTCCCAGATGTACTGGGACATGCTCGGCGAGCCGGAGAACGCGCCGGACTGCTAGACCGGCAGCGCGAGGGCGCCGGCCAGGACGGCAGCGATCAGGGCGGCGCCGGCGGTCCGGGCTAGCCAACGCTGCGCGTCCTCGAGGTCCACCACGCGTTTGGTCAGGTGCTCGAGCTGTACCTTCATGCTCTGGACGTCCGACTTCGTCTCACCGATCGCCTTTACAGCAACGCTCAGCTCGCCGACGTCGGTCCGGAGGTCATCGACCTTGGACGCGACGACGGCGAGCAGCTCGCTGTCCGTGCTGGTGCTCACTCGTCCGCTCGAGGCGTGTTCGCGATCGCCAGACCGGGGCCGGCTACGGCCGTGAGCAGCGCGGCCCAGAGCGGCCACTGCTCGGCCGTCATCAGGCCGTACCCGATGAGCAGGGGGCCGGCGGCGATCGCGACGCCGTAGAAGTACCGGCGTACCCGGGCACTGGGCATCTTCATGTGGATCACTTCTCCTTGAGGGTCTTTGCGATGGCGCCGAGCTCAATCAGGATCCGGCGGAGCGCTTGGGCGATCGACAGACGGTCCTGCAGCTTGGGCTTGTCCGCGGGGCCGTCCACAACCGCCTTCGTGATGCGCGCGTGGGTCTGGCGGAGCATCTCGCGGTCCTCGTCGGTGAATGCCATGTCGTCGTCCTCTTCTTCCTTGGTGGGCTTGGTCGTGCCGAGGTCCCACGGGCGCGTGTCGCGGTCGTAGCCGGCTACGTCGCGCACGCTGATGTGGATGTGGTGCCGGTGCGCGTTCGAGCCGGTGTAGGGCTTCCAGCCGTGCAGCACACCGGCCACGTGCTGGCCGTAGGCCCATGCACCCTCATAGATCACGTACCGGGTGCGCGGGTCGCGCAGCAGCGCGTCCGCGAGGAACTGCGCCTCACCGGCGGCCGTCAGGCCGGCGACGAGGTCCTCGTCGATGTCACGGGCCCGGACGATGCCGCCATCGGACCAGTCGGGGTTGTGGTCCGACGGGCGGGCGGCGTGCGACGTGTCGCCGATCCAGCCGTCCGACGTCCGGTCACGGTGCGGCCAGCGCTCCTGGATCTGCCGGTGCAGCTGGGCCAGGGCCGGCGCCTCGAAGTAGGGCACGGGCTTCCTCTCAGATCGTTGATGCCCGCACGACGGTCGTGCCGTCGGCGAGGTGGTGGGTCACGGAGTCGAGCCGGTACGCGATCTCGGCAGCCGCGTCGAACGCCTGCCACGGCGTCAGCCGGGGGTCCAGCGCGTGGGTGTAGGTCTGCGAGGTCGCGAGCCGGGCACGGCGGCCCAGGTACCACGCGGCGGCACTGTCCCGCTCCGACCCGGGCGAGGGCGGGTACGTCGGACGGGACACGGCCACCTGCCGGCGTCGGGTCGCCTCACTCCCCGCCTGCCCACGGAGGTTCACGTCGTAGTCGAACGTCGTTCCCGCGGTGACCAGGACGGTCGACCCTGCGACGGACCGGCGCGGCCACTCGGCGTACAGGTGATCGGCCCAGTCCGCTGCCTCACGGTCGATCGTCGCGGTGTGCTCGATCAGCTCGTTCGATCCGCCGTCCGGCAGGGACGCCGAGTCGATCGGGAACGCGGGCGGAACGTAGCCCACGACCTCGACAGGGGCCTCAGTGTGCGTCTGGGGGATCAGAGCCCACCGGAGCAGGTTCGTCTCGTTGGTGAACCCGTAGTGCTGCACGATGCCGCCGCCGGCCTCGGACGCGTAGTCGGTGATGTACTGCCACACGTTGCCGCCGGGCACCACGTACCGGGACTCGCGCCCCGCCGGGATGTCCGCGTTGCTGTACGACTCGATCGAGCCGACGGCGTCCGACCCGCACGACAGGGTCAGCAGGTTGAGGATCATGAACGAGGCACTCGGGTAGGCGCCCGTGTTCGACATGTCGATGGAGTTGTACGTAACGCCGTAGTCGAGCGCGAGGGCCTCGTACGAGGCCAGGGTCACGTCGACTGTGCGGGACTTCATGTCCACGGTGTAGCCGCGGATCGTCAGGTCCCACGTCGAGGTGCGGCCCTCGGTCAGGTCCTGGACAGTCACCCGCGCGAACTGTGCGACGCGCGGGTCGAGCAGCTCCTGCGCCGTGCCCGGCAGATCGTCATACGCGAGCGTCAGCTGCGCGCGCACGGCCGGAGACCAGGCGCGGTCCATGCTGATGTTCCCGCCGGTCACCGGGAACGGGGTTCCCCCTGCGGTCGGGTCGGTGCCCTTGAGGTTCAAGGTGTAGGCATACTCGCGGATCACGCGACACTCACTTCCTGGATGCTGGGGACGGACACGCGCCAGTAGTTGCGCGAAGACTTCACCGGTATCCCGACGCCACCGACCGGGAGATACGTGAAGTCCAGGACCGGCCGCTCGTACTGCTGGCTCACGCTGAAGTTCTCGACGGCGGCCCACTCGTTCACGAGCAACGCCGTGTCAGGCATCCCGCCGTCGAAGTAGTCCGGCACCGTGGTCGCGTCGGGTACGAGCAAGGCACACGTCACATCGATGGTCTGGGCTGCGGACATCTCCGAGCCCTGGAAGTTGGCTCGGATCGAGGCCGTGTCGAACGGGAGCTCGGCAGCCTCGAGACTTTCCAGCGGCACCCACTCGGCAGCTGGTAGGGCCACCGCGTCGCCGAACTGCGCGGCGCCGGAAGCGCTGCCGGCGAGATACCCGTCCTTGCGGACCGCTACGCTCGATGCGGCTGCCGACGACCGGACGTAGATCCCCATCGCGTACGACACGCCAGCCTCGATGGGCGGCCAAGACGTGCCCGACGCGCTACTCCCGAACGTGACGTTTCCGGTCCCCGGAGTCGTGATCGTGTACCGGGCGTACGTGGTGATCTGGTACCCGCCCGGAAGGACAGGTCCGTCCGACGCGTCACTGACCATCGTCTCGGTGCCGGAGCCGCCCGCACCGAAGTATGCCGTCCACGGCGGCGACGAGGTCGCGCGCGGGTCGGTCAGCACGTTCTGCCGCTGCCAGTTGTCCAGCCGGAGCGGGCCGGCGGCGTGCGCGGCATAGATCGTGTCCGCCATCTCGGACGACGGACACAGGAACTCCAGGGACCCGGACAGACCACCCGGGTCCCGCCGGACGACGAACGGCAGACCACCGGTCAGCAGGTCGTGCACGATGTCGGTACGCCGCTGCGTCAGCCGAGACTCGCGCAGCACCATGAACCCGGACGCGACGACCGCGCCGGCCTCGTCATAGAGAGTCGCCATCAGACGGCCGCCTGTCCGAGTCGGGCCTGCACCACGATGGCCGGCAGGCGGATACCGTCGATCGTGTTGTAGATGCCATCGATCGACGTCTGCGAGACGTGCACACTCACGGGGATGTCACGGCCGCGCAGGTTGTCGATCCGGCCCTGCGTGCGGCTGACGGTCCCGTTGTCGTCCACGTCGACGTTGGTCTTCTTGTCGTCGGGGAGCTCTTCGATGGAGTCGCGTAGACCCTTGGTAGCGGACTTTGCGATGTCCGTTGACTCCTTGGTGTCCCGGATCGCCGACTCGACGCCCGCTAGTGCGGTCGTGCCCGCCTCGCCAAGACCCTCGTAGCCGCGCGATCCGTTGGCGATGGCCTCTCGGTTCCCTGCGAGCTTCTCGTCCACGAGCGAGAGGACTTCGTCGGCGTCCTCGCCGTACCCGACGAGGGCACGGGCCGCCTTGTCCGTCGGCACGCCGAGGTCGGCGAGCAGGTCGATCTTCTTCATGTTGTCGTCGTACGACTCGCCCATCGGGTCGAAGAAAGCCTGCAGCTTGTTCCGGAAGTACTGGTCGGAAAGGAAGCTGTCGCCGGACTCGAGCATGTCCTCGTACATCGCCGAGGCGTCCTCGGCGATCTGCTCCATCCGCTGCTTCCACTCGCCGTACACACCCGCGGCGACCGTGACCAGCGCGGCGCCGGCGAGCGACCACGGACCGGGTAGGGCACCTGCGGCCTCGGCGGCTACCTCGACCACACCGTCGATCGAGTCCTCCATGTTGAACCCGTTCTCGGCGAACGAGCCAGCGAGCTCTCCCATCGTCTCGGTGACCGAGGCCTTGACCTCGTTCATCATGTCCTGGGTCTTAGTCAGCGGACCCTCGGTGTCGATCTCGATCTCGACCTCGTCACCAGCTTCACGCCTGAGCCGCTCGACGGCGTCGCGCACCTTGTCGACGTCGCGGGGTCCCTGGGCCGCGAGACGCTCGAGGGCTTCCAGCGTGCCCTGCTTGAGCTCGGTGCCGGCCTCGGCAGCGGCGCGCTTGAGGTCGTCCAGAGCCTCGGTCTTGGTCTTCCCGGACGCGGTCGCGAGGTCGTCCAGGGATCGGGCGAGGGCCTTGAACTCCGTGTTCGTGGGGCGAGCCGCGGCCTCCGACTTCTCGAGGGCGTCCTCAATTTGGGAGCCCATCGTCTCGCCGCCGGCGGCGACGTCGTCCAGCGTCCTACCGAGGTCCTCGACGCCAGACGTGTCCGCCTGCGCGATGACGTCGATCTTGACCGGCATCTACTTTCCCTCCCATGCCTCGTGGATCGTGCGGACCACGGTCTGTACGTACAGCGAGATGATCCGCGGCATCGTGCTGCGCAGCGCTGGGTGAACAACGCGGCCCTTGCGGATCGGGCCGGGGAGCTGGTTCTGCGTGCGACGGCGGACACGGACGGACTTGCCGTTGCGGCGCTCCGTGTACGTCGTGTAGCCCTTGCTCGGATCGCCGAACTCGAGCGCGGACGAGATGTCGTCCCGGATCAGCGGCGACGTGCCAGCCTGCAGCGTGATCCGGGACGACGACGCACCGACCCGCACACCGTTGAAAACAGCCCTGTCCATGCGTGTCCGGGTTTGTCCGGTGATGGTGTCTTGCGTCCAGATGCCCGGGACCGTGCGGCGGAGGTTCGCGGCCGTCTGGTTCTTCACCTTGCGGTCCACGGCCTTGAGCGCGGTAGCCACGGCCGTTACCTCGCGGACACCCTCGACTCGGACACGTGCCATGTCAGACGCCGGCGGCAACCGGGGTCGGCTGTCCGATCACGGCGAGGGACACGGTCGCGGTGGCGACGACACCCTTGGCACCGCCGATCGGGACCGGGATCACGAGCACTTCGCCCGTGTAGCCCTTGCCCGTGGTTCCGGTGGGCCGCACCTCGAACGGGACCGTGGTACCGATGTTCGCGGGATCGTTCAGGAACTCCTGCAGGGAGTCGGCCGTCGTCTGGTCCTGGGCCAGGACGAGGTCGAGTGTCCAGGTGACCGTCCCGACGTCGGCAATCTGCGCGTCGCCGAATCCGTCCCACATGACGACGGTCGCGGTTGGGGTGAGTGTCGCTGAGCTGCACGACTTGTCGTACTCCTCGATGCCCAGCAGGATGTGCGGGTTCTTCATCACGAGCGGCACGAGGGCCACGGTCTGAGTCATGAGGTCTGCCTTTCAGTGAGCGAAAACGCGTTGATCTTGTAGGCATGGAACGTGTTCACGGTGGTGCGCTCGACGCTGTCCCAGCCCAGGTACTCGTGCTTGTCGAGCGCGGCCAGGACGCGCGGCGTAGCGTCCTCGAGCAGGTCCTCGCGGTCGGGCTTGTCCAGGTCCGGCCCGACGAGCACGTAGACGGCGCACGGGACGCGCCAGTAGACGAGGGGCATGGTCGGCTCAGGTGCGATGCCCTGGGGCGCGAGTACCACCGTGACGTGCGGGACGCTGTCCGGCTCGTCCGGGTACGGCAGCAGGGTGTACTTGTCCGGCAGGACGTCGGGCGCCTGCAGAGCGTCGCGCAGCATGGCGCGGGCTTCCATCATCGCGGGCCTCTCCTGACAGCTCGTCGTGGACGGAGTAGTTGCTTGACCCGCCAGTCCAGCGGGAAGACCGTGACCTGGACACCGTCGAACCCCTGGTTGTCGGACGGGTTGTTGATGGCCTCTCGGATGCTGGCGCGCGCCTGCAGCGCCTGAGCTCGAGCGAACCGGGCTGGCACGGGGACGACGCTGTCCGGTGTCCAGCGCCGGCGGTTGCTGTCCAGCGGGCCGTACAGCAGGCATTCCTCGTACGCGCTGTGCAGGGCGTCGGCGAGGTCGTCCGGGTCCGCGTGCGCGGCCCAGGACGCGGACGCCACGAGGGCGTCCACGTCCACCCAGCCGATCACGACCGGATCGGGCAGCGGCTCGGACATCGGATCAGACGCCGGTCGTGACTGCGACGAGACCGACCTTGGAGTTCTCCATGATCCCGTCGTACGCGAACGCGGCCTCGGTCATGTTGCCGTGGGCGACGTCCTGCGTGGACACACGGATCGGAGTTGCGCCGCCGAGCTGGTGGAGCTTCGCGGTGTTCTTGGTCCCGACTCGGACGACGCCGGCGCCGACCGCGGCGTCGCCGATGATCTCGATTCCGTCGGTCAGACCGGACAGCGCGTTGAGCTGCGCCTGCACGTACTGCGGCGCGCTGTCGCTCGTGAGGAACAGCCAGTCGTCGTACAGGTCCTCGCCGAACAGCGCGAACGTGGCCTTGCCGCCGGACAGCGTGCGCTTGAGGTGGCGCACGCCGCGCACGAGCTTGAACAGGGCCTCGGGCACGGTGGCCGGGATGTCGGCCGACGGGATCTCGAGGGGCGACGCGTTGGCCGCGGTGGTCAGGTACGTGCGCACCTTGGCATCGATGTACCGGGCGTAGTCGTCGTTGACGGCACGCCAGAACGCGGCCCAGAACTCGGGGGACGGGAAGTCCACGTGGACGCGGTCCACGTTCCAGCCTCCGGCCCAGCGCTCGGCGTCCTTCTCCTTCATGCCGGCGGTCACGGCCGACGTCGGCACCTCGGCGCCGCCACCGGCGTACGCGCCACCGGTGGGCTTAGCGGTGAGCACGAACCCCTGCATCTTCATGCTGGTGAGCGCCGCGGCGCCGATCAGCGGCGTGTACTCGGGCTCGTAGTCGACGCCGTTCCACAGCTCGCCCAGCCATGCCGGCTGGTGCACGACGTCGAACACGCCGGCCTGCGTCACCTGCGACAGGGCGGCGACGAGCGTCGGCGTGCTCTCCGCGCCGGCCGTACCGAGCAGCGTGAAAACTTCGTTCGCGGTCAGGACGTCTGCGTCCGCGTTCTCGACGCGCGGCTTGACGCCCTGGAAGGTGGGGCGCTTGGCGGGGCGCTTGGTGCTGGCGGTCATGGTTGCCTCTCCGGTTTCAGCGGTCTGGGAGCCCGGCTCGTCGCCGGGCGCGTCCTCGTCGGGCTCGTCGCCCTGGTCCTCGTCCTCGTCGTCCTGGTCCTCGTCGTCGGGCAGCTCGCCGACGTCGGCCGCGGTGAGCAGCGACGACGGGTAGGCAGGCTTCACGACGTGGCCGAATCCGATGAGCTCGCCGGCGAGCAGCTCGCCGGCACGGATCGCGGGGCGCTCGAGCTCGACGGAGACGCCGGGCCGGGCGCCGGCCAGTGCCTCGGCGAGCAGCTCGTCACCGGCGGGCGTGGGCAGCGCGGACGCGGTGAGCAGGAGGCCCTCGGCGTCCTCGGTGATGGTCTCGGCACGAGAGAGCCGGCGGTCCTGGTCGTGCTGGTAGTTGCCGAACAAGGTGGTCACGTCGGCCGGGACCTTGATGGAGCCGCGGCGGGCCGTGACGATGCCCTTGCTCGTGCGGCCGGGCTCTCCGTACTTGACGAGCCGGTAGGTCAGGGTGCGGTCCTCGGCGGACGCGGTGAGCAGGGTTCCCGACACCTTGAGGGTGTTCTTCATCAGTCCTCCACGGGGGGGCCGGCGCCGTCGTCGGGCTGCTCGGCGAGGTTGGATAGGTCGAACGCGATGGAGCGGCCCGGGGCGCATACCGTGTCCAGGGACAGGTGTGCAGATAGGGCCATGGCCCAGACCCACTGGACTAGGTCGCGGACGTCGGAGCGCCCGCCTTCCTTCGTCTCGTATGTCAGGGACGCGGTGACGCCGGACGCGGAGAGCATGTTCGCGGCGATCGCGGTGTGCCGGCCGACGTCGATCGCCTGGAAGTTCCGGCCCTCGATATACAGCTCGTGCGCGTGCTCGCCCATCGCGTTGAGCGAGTAGCCAAACGGGGTGAATACGACGGCGCCGTTGGGGTCGGTGCGGCCCTTGAGATAGTCGTCCACGATGCCCTGTGCCTCGGTCATCGCGGCCTGGGACTCGGGGTCGGCCTCGGGGTCGTCGGGGTCGGCTAGCTCGATGTCCTCTTCCTGCTTGATCTGCATAACGGGGATCGCGTTCAGGGCACGGAGCCAACGGTCTTCGAGCTCGGCGGCGCCGCGGATCGTGCGGCGGCCGGCGACGAGCAGCGGGTCGGTAGGCGACCGGAACAGGATCACGTCCAGCTCGCCCTGGACGACGTCGTCAATCGTGACTTCGTCGTCGGAGTTGAAGTCCCACCGGTCAAGCGGAACGTGCACGGCACCGGTGATCGCGGGAATCCACGTCGACTTGTCGCGAGACCACCAGCCGGCGGCGGGATCGGTCGAACGCTCGAGCTTCCAGAGGGACCAACCCTCAAAGAGCATGTCGTCCAGGGTGTCCGCGGTGCGGAACTGGGAGGGCTCCTGCCCGCCGGTGTTCGACAGCCAGGCCGGCTGCTCAGCGACGAGCGCGGGGCCGTCGTACTCCTTGAGCGGCTGTCCGCTCACCGGATAGCAGATAAGCCACCGGGCGTTGACGACGGCCGGTACCAACATTGCCTCTTCGCGAGACACGAGGGTGTGGTCTGCGCCGAGTGCATCGGCGTAGACCACGGACTGCAGGTTGGAGGTGGTGTGCGGTGTCGCGGGCCGGACGCTCGAGCGGCGAGACAGGCGCGACGAACCATGCCCGCCGTTCGTCTCGAACCGGCGCATCAGACCAGAGAAGATGCCCACGGGAAAGATGATCCGGAGAACCCTTACATCGGCCGTATCGGATTCACCGGCGGCGTGTCTTGGCCACGTAGCCGGCTGTCCGGGCGAGCGTCTCGCCGGGGTGCGCGCGCAGCTCGTGGTCGATCGCCAGAGCACGCGATCCGCTGCGGTCGCCGGCTAGCCATCGGACGCCACAGGTCTTGCAGCCGCCGACGGTGCAGCTCACGGACACATCGTGGAAGTAGCTCACGCGGCCGGCCTCTCGGTCGTGGGGATCGTCGGGCGTGCGCGAGCGGTACGCGCGCGCCGAGTGGTCTTGTCGTAGTGCCAGAGCGCCATAGCCGCGGCGGTCAGCGGGGTGATGCCGTGCGCGGATGCCTTGTGCCCGAACAGGCGCGCGGAGTCGCCGGCGACGTTGCGCCAGTTGGCACCGTCCACGGCAGCGTCCAGGTCCTTCTGTCGGTAGTGGACGAGGTTTCCGGCGGCGAGCTCGGAGACGATCCGCTGCGCGGCACCCTGGCTGTCCTTCATGTTCATGGGCGCCAGGCGGACCGGCGGGTTGCGCCGCGTGATGGACTCGGCCGGGTTCGTGTTCTGCCCGATCACGTCGTACGCGATGGGGCTTCGGGACTCTCGGCCGATGCGGTGGGCCTCGAGCGGGAGCCAGGCCACGGACGACCGGTAGGCCAGCACCTCGACGTGCGCGCGGCCGTCCTCGTCGCGCCATGCGCACGCGATCGCGGCGGCCGACCCGTCGGGGGCGACGTCGAACGCGACACCGACGCGGCGCGGACGGACGGGCAGGGCATCGGCGCCGGCCCTCTTCCACTGCTCTGCATCGATCGCGGACACGGCAGCGTCCGCCGGCCACTGTCCGAGGTACTCACGCTGGAACTCCACCAGCGTCATGTCGTCGAAGTTCTCGCGGATCACCTCGAGCGTGGTCAGCGTCCCGATGCCCGGGTGCGCGGCGAGCCACACGGCTTCCGACGTCGGGTCGGCCTCGAGCGGCGCGGCGTACTCGAGGATGCCCCAGACGCCGGCGCGGCCCTTCTCCAGCGATCGCCACAGCAGGCCGGACCGGCGCTTGCCCGCGGTGCCGGCGACGACGAGCTGCGCCTCCGGGACCGTGTCCATCGTCGGGTTGATGCCGCCCAGCAGCTCGTCGGCAGCGTCGTCGTCCTCGGTCTCCTGGGCCTCGTCCAGGATGATCAGGTGGTATTCCTCGCCGCGGTACACCTCGGCGTCGGGCGGCAGCACCATGAACACGGAGCCGTTGACCCACTCGATCCGCTCGCCACCATTGGATCGGTAGATCCGGTAGTGGACGTGGTCGTTGTCGGTGCGGGTGCAGCCGTCCGGGCGGGTCCTCGACGGGCGTAGGCACGGGTCGTAGCGCTCGAGCTTGACCGCCATCTTGAGGAACCGGTCGCGGCCCTTCTTGCCGGACTGCGCCGAGAACGCCACGTAGTAGTCCGGGCGGGTGGTGCAGCGGCCGACGGCCAGGGCGAGCAGCCCGTCTGTCTTCCCGGACCGGCGCGGCATCGTCTTGGCCGTGCGCCGGTGCCGGGGCAGGCCGTCCGCCTTGACGGCGTTCATGATCCGGCCGAACCGCTCCTGCTGCGCGGACGGCACGAATCCGAGCAGCTTTGCGCCGTGGATCAGGTCATCGATTGGGATATCAGGCTTGGCCGGTGAGTTGTGCAGGGGCTTGCAGTAGCGCCGGCCGACCGGGGATTTCAGGTTCGGCAGCTTGGGCGCCGGCGTCGCCGGCGCGCCGGCCGGTCCCCCGTGGGGAGAGATAGGGAGGGGCCGACTAGCGAGGGCTCCCATCGCCGGTTCAAAACCGTCGAGCGCGAGCTGATCGAACGCCCGACGATGTTCGGTGATCCCCTTCACCATCCTCTGATCCCTCGGTCTCTCTCGGTCATGCGTGTCAGTGTTGGTGCGCGGTCGCTGGTGGTCTGTTGCTTTGGCTGTCGCTTGTTGTTCGTGATGCTGGCGCCCAGCTTCCCGCCGGCGCTGGTGTTGCAGCGGCCACACTCGGGGTGCTGGTTGCTCGGGTCGGTCTCGCTGCCACCCAGCGCACGGTCCTGCAGGTGGCCCACAGTCCAGGTGCCTGACGCGGTGAGCATGCGTCCGCACCGCCAGCACGGCAGCGGCAGCCGCGGGCGCCAGTAGGCGCGGGCGACTGCCACCTTGCGGCCGGACCAGGTCATGCCAGGACGAACCACCGGACGAGCACACCGAGCACGACGCCGAAGATCCCGCCGGCGACGATGGACACGGCGATGATCAGGCCGGCGCTCTTCACGCTGCACCCGTGATGGTCATGTACTCGGCGACGAACCAGGCCCACCACTCGCGGTCGTAGCTAGACCAGCGCGGCCCGGGGTGGTCGGACGTCGTGCGGATCATGTGGGTAGGCGTCCCGTTGGGCGCGGTCATGGGTCGTACCGAGACGACGGTCAGCGTGGCGGGCGGCCAGTCGCAGTAGTCGAACGTGAGCCGGGTGCCAGGCTTGAGCGCGGCGACCATGCCGGTGGTCAGCTGCTCGGCCTCGTCGGCGGCCAGCAGCTCAAGCAGGTCCATCACGCCGGCACCACGTCTCGGACGTCCTCGGCCACGGTGGAGTGAGACAGCCCTACCTCGGCGGCGATGGCGCGCACCGTGTGTCCCTTGGCGCGCAGGTCTCGGGCACGCTCACGTGCGGCAGCTCGTGCGGGCGAGGTGACGCGACGTCGGCGAGGCGCCGGTGTGCGCTGCTCGGCGACCTTGGCGCGCAGCGCGTCGTACTGCTCGGGCTGGACCAGGTGCAGGCCGGCGGTCTCGATCCCCTCGAGCACGGACAGCGGCGACGGCGCCGGCGTCGGCTCGGCGGGGCGGCCGATCATGCGATGGGCAATCTCGTGCGTACCCAGTAGCGAGCCGATCGGGAAGAGGCCGGCGAGGATCGCGCCGACGATCCCTTCCCATCCGCCAGGGCCGTAGCTCCAGGCGTGAGCAGCGTTCGCCGTGCTGGACACGAGCGTCCAGAGCGCCACCCACACCCACGGCCGGACGGCCGACTCCCCACGAGCTCGTGCGGCTAGCGCGCTGTACGTGTAGACGCCGATCGCGCCGTCGATGAACACCGGGATGAGGGGTGCGAGGGCGAGCGGGACGACGGCCCACGGCGCCAGCGCGGACAGGCCGGCGTAGGACAGCGTGAACGAGATGCCGACGAGGGCGGCGGTGGCCACGAGGGCGACGAGCAGGGCGCCCTTGGTGTCGGGGTTGAGCAGGGCGGGACGGTGGTTCATCAGATCTCCTTGGTTCGGCGCCGGCGGTTCCGCGCGGCGGTCAGTGAGATGACGTTGTTGAGGCTGTCGTCATTCGCGACGAGAGCAGGTATGTCCAGGTGCGGCTGCGCGAACCTCTTCCTCCGGGCCGCCTTTGCCTTCGCCTCGGTCCTGGCGAGACGCCTGCAGATCGGGCACACGGGCTCACCGGTGCGCGTCGTGCGCCACGAGTCGAACCCGTGATCGCACGTCACATCGCCGGGACCGGGCCGGGTCACTTGATCAGCCCCTGCTTGCGCCAGAGCGCAACGTCCTGCGAGCCGCCGCGCCCCGCGGCGCGCATGCCAGCCAGGAGCGCGGCACGAGCGATCTGCGCGCCTCTGAGGCCGGATGTGTCCTCCGGGGCCTCGGGACCGTCGCCGCGCGCCGTAGGCGCCTCTGGTGAGGGCGGCGCAGCCGCTCCTGAGGGTGCCTGAGACGGAGGAAGATCCTCTGAGCGGGGAGGCGTGCCGACAGGCCCTCCCGTTAGGGGGGTGGGGTCCCCGCTCAGTGCCACATGTTCTGACCTGCGAGTTTGCTTCCCACGCGTCTGATTCATCAGGCGCGTGCGGGTGTACTTGGTCTTGATCGACCGGATGCGCTCGAGCGTCTCGGCGCGGTAGGCCCGGGTCGCCTCGTCGTTGATCGGGCGGGCGATCATGATCAGCTCGACCAACCGGCGCTTGACGATGCGGAACCAGCCGGGCTTGCCCTTGCGGTCACGGGCGTTGTTGATGTCGATCCCGCCGCGCGTCCACTCGATCACGCCGAGGTCCTCGAGCAGGTGCAGGCACCTGCTCGTCCACTTGAGGGACAGGCCGGCGTGCGACGCGATGTCGTAGGCGGTCGCCTTACCGGCGCCGCTGCCGTAGGGCAGGATCGCGACGAGGCCGTGCAGCGTGGAGCGCACGCCCTGCATGGACCGGCCCTGCAGCTCACCCCATCCCGCGTTGGACAGGGACGTCATGAGGTCGAACGTGCGGTGGCCGGCGGACGGCAGCGGGCGCGGTGTGTCCCACGGCTTGCCGTACGTCCGGGGCGGCTTGGAGCGGCTCACGTCAGCTCCTCGCGGGCGGGCTCGTCCTCGAGGTAGACCGTCGTCGGGACGCTGTTGGGCACGCGGCCGAACCGCTCTCGGTAGGCGGCGATGTAGCGCCGGCCACGGGCCTGCTGCTGGAGCGAGAGGACCGGACGACCCGGCAGATAGCCCCTCACGTGGCGGACCCGGCAACGGCTGCGTCCCAGGCCTCTCGCCACGTCGTGTACCACACGTAGTCGTCGCCGGCGGCGCACACCCACGGCTTGGCAAGCGGCTCGTTTGTCAGGGGCCACGGAGTCTTGAACACACACGGCTTGGATCCCGCCGGCGCAACCGGGGCGGTCACGGGGGCGCCGGCGGGGGTCTTGGGGGCGGTCACGCGGCGACTCCGGCCAGCACGCGGCGGGCAGCGGCTACCCGCTCGACGGCGGCGCGTGGGTAGAGGATCGCGCGGCCCTCGGTGCCCGTGGGGGTAAGTACGCCGCGCTTCGCCCAGCGCGCCACGGTGGCGATGTTCACGCCGATCAGGTCGGCAGCTTCACCTGCCGTGACAGTGTCTCCGTGTTCCATGGGGTGAGCATGTATCAATGCGACACGCAGTTGCAAGTCGGCTCAGAGGTGAAACGTGAGCAGGATGTGGCTACAACGCATTTCCTTGCGATGCGGCAGGATGCGTGTAAGCATGCTTCTATGAGCATTCAGACGGCCGGTGGTGCGGTCCCCGAGTTCGACATGGCAGACCGGATGCGCAAGGCGCTCCGGGTTGCAGACGTCCCCGTCCAGGCGATGGCGGACTACCTCGAGGTGGAGCGGAACACCATCTCGCGTTGGATCAACGGGCGTACGAACCCGCCGGGGCACGTGCTGCGCCTCTGGGCGATCCGCACGGGCGTGAGCTACGGATGGCTGCGGAACGGCGAAGAGTCCCAGCCGGAGATGGCTGGGACTCTTCGTGGGCTCCCGCGGTTGGACTTGAACCAACGACCGTCCGATTAACAGTCGGATGCTCTGCCAGCTGAGCTACGCGGGATCGCGCTCGCCCTACCGGAACCGGTTTGGGCGACCGGTGAAAACTCTAACAGGTTCAGCCGGGTAGTCCTGCCGCATTTCGCACTCGAGCCTCAGCGGCGTCGATCACATCCGCTATGTCCGGATCGGCGACGTCCAGGTCGCCCTGACCGATCACCTGGGAGAACAGTTCGCCGTCCACCCGGCGTCGGACCGCCACGCGGGCGGAACGCCCGCCGGGCAGCTTGACCGGCTCGGCCAGGACCACCGACCACTGCACCCGTTCGCGCAGCACCTGCGGCAGCACGGAGCGACGGCCGTCGAGGGGGAGCGGTGTCGGCTCGTCGCCGTCGACCCAGTGCACCCGGATGACGTTGGTCTCCATGTCATAGGTCGCCCGGTCGACGTCGGACCACTCCCGGTGCACGACGACGGACGGTGCGCCCCGCGACTCGTCGTCGTCCTGGCCGGAGGGCGCCTCGGGCGCCGAGATCAGCAGAAGCTCGGCGCGCGTGGCGAACGCCCACGACTCGCCCGTCGACGTGACCAGCGGCGCCTCGGCCAGCACCGTGTCGGTGCGATGCGAGCGCACAGCACGGCGGACGGCCTTCTGCGGGCGGTGCCTTGACCACCATCGAAACCCCATGGCTCCACCGTAGTGCCGCAGACTGGAGGAATGAACAAGGCCGATCCCGTGTCTCCCGAGCCGACGGCAGTCCCGCCCGTGCCGCCCGGCGGGCCCCGCGAGCCGGTCGAGCGCGTCGAGCACCACCGCAACGGTTCGGTGCATGCCCGCGGGCGCGAGCTCGACGGCGAACCGCACGGCTACTGGGAGTGGTGGCGCACCGACGGCACCCTGAAGCGCTCAGGTCACTTCGACCGGGGTCGCCAGGTGGGGGAGTGGACCACGTACGACCGCAACGGCGTGGTCTACAAGGTCACGGACCTCGGCGAAGGAAACGGCACGGACGAGCGCCAGGGCTGATGCGGAAGCGCCCGGCGGAGCCCGCCAGCGGCGATGGAGTTCACCCGCTGGCGGGTCGGCCGGAGGGTGGTGGGTGCCGTAGGTTCTGGGCTCGTGACCTCGACGAACGCCATGCCTGCTGTTGATCCCTCAGGCACGAAGGCCGGCGCCACGGCAAGAGACCGCCGTGAGGCGAAGAGCCGACGCCGCCGCGCCGTGCGGGTGCTCGTCGCGACCCTCACCGTGGTCCTCGTGCTGGGTGGTGGCGGTGCCGTCTGGTGGGTCACCTCGGAGACGGACGCCCTCTCCTCGCGGGTCGCCGCCGCCAGGCAGCTGATGGTGGCCTCTGACGGCAAGGTCGCTGAGCAGACGACCCGCGTCGCGCTCTCCGCGCAGATCACCGAGGCGGACACCGTGCTGGGCGAGTCGGTCCTCACGAGGCTCACCACGGGCACGGCGGACGCCCGGCAGTCCCTGGGTGCGGCGACGGACGCCGTCCAGGTCTCCATGGTCGAGTTCGCCCGTGGTCAGGTCGAGGCGGCACGCAAGAGCCTGACCGCCGCGCAGGGCCGGGCGGAGAAGGTCTACGCCGCGACGGAGGGCCAGGGTGTCGACGACGGCACACGGGAGCGTCTGCAGTCCGCACTGGACACCATGGCTACGGCCAACGCCGCCGCGGACAGCAGCGTCGACGGCGAGGACCTCGCCGTGCTGGAGCAGGCTGCTCACGACCTGAGCACGAACCGTTCGGTCGTCACCGTCGCGACCGCGGCGCTCGTCGAGGCGCAGGATGCGATCACCTGCCCCGCGCCGGACCAGGCATGGGACCCTGACAGCGGCAAGGTGCCGAGCTCCGCCCTGGCGGAGATCCCGTGGGCGCCCACGCACTTCGTGCGCGCCGACGTGCTGGAGAGCCTGGTCAAGCTCGACGCCGCCTACCAGGAGGCCTTCGGCGAGCACCTGACGATCAACTCGTCGTACCGCTCGTACGAGTCGCAGGAGTCGCTCTACGACCCGTCGTCGCCGATCGCCGCACCGCCCGGCTGCTCCAACCACGGCCTCGGGCTCGCGGTCGACATCGGTGGCGGCGTCGAGGCGTTCGAGACCGAGCAGTACGAGTGGCTCAAGGCCAACGCCGAGACCTACTCCTGGACCCACCCGGAGTTCGCGGAGCCGAACGGGCGCGTCCCGGAGCCGTGGCACTGGGAGTCGGTGCTCGCGCGCTCCGGTTCGTGACCTCGCACGAGGGCGACTGCTCCCGGAGGCATGCCGTGCTGAGCACGGCCAGGTGAACCAACGTCGGCGGGATGGTCCTGCCGTCCTGGTGTGCCCGTCCTCCCCGGTTCGACATCGTGGGGTGTGAGGGGGTTGCCATGCGAGAAACCGGTTACTAGGATCCGAGAAACCGGTTACCCACGGGGTTGAAAATCATCCGGTCGGCTCGTGCCAGCGTCGGCGCGGACGCTTTCGTCGACCCCGCATCGCACGAGGAACCACAGCAATGTCCCGCTTTCAACGACGAACGTGAGGCAATGACGATGAGACGACCAAGAGCCATGCAGATCTTCTCGGCGGTGGCAGCGGTGACCCTCGCTGTCACGATCGGGGTGACTGCCCAGTCCATCCCGCAGGCCGTGGCGGCGAGCGGCGCCGCCACGGGGTTCGCCACCCAGAACGGTGGGACCACCGGCGGTGCCGGCGGGCAGACGGTGCGGGCCACCACCGGGACGGGGATCCACACGGCCCTGTGCAGCCGCGCCAGCAACAGCACCCCGATCGTCATCGAGGTCGAGGGCACCATCAACCACGGCAACACCAGCAAGGTGTCGGGCAGCTGCAACACGGCCGACGACGTCATCGAGCTCAAGCAGATCAGCAACGTCACGATCGTCGGCGTCGGTGGCGGCGCCGTGTTCGACCAGATCGGCATCCACATCCGCGAGGCCAGCAACATCATCATCCAGAACGTCACCGTCCGGAACGTGAAGAAGTCGGGCTCGCCCACGTCCAACGGCGGTGACGCCATCGGGATGGAGAGCGGCGTCCGGAACGTGTGGGGCGACCACCTCACCCTGGAGGCCTCCGGCGGGGAGAGCGAGGGCTACGACGGGTTGTTCGACATGAAGAACGACACCAAGTACGTGACCCTGTCCTACAGCATCCTGCGCAACTCCGAGCGGGGTGGCCTCATCGGCTCCAGCGAGAGCGACCGGTCGAACGGCTTCGTCACGTTCCACCACAACCTGTACTCGAACCTGAACTCCCGGACGCCGCTGCTGCGCGGCGGCATCGCCCACATGTACAACAACCACTACGTGGGCCTCGTCGAGTCCGGTATCAACTCTCGCGCCGGGGCGAGTGCGAAGGTCGACAACAACTACTTCGAGGACTCCAAGGACGTCCTTGGCACCTTCTACACCGACGAGCGTGGCTCCTGGCAGGTCGACGGCAACATCTTCGACAACGTCACCTGGTCGAGCCAGGGCAACGAGAACTACCCGGCCGGCCCCAACCCGACGTCGAACACCTCGGTCAGTATCCCGTACTCGTACCCGCTGGACGGGGCGAGCTGCGTCCCCGGCGTCGTGGCCGAGACCGCCGGCGCGAACAAGGGCCTGCGAGTGTCGGACGGAAGCTGCACGCCGACCGACCCCACCGACCCGCCGACCGACCCCACGGACCCGCCCACGGATCCGACCGACCCGCCGACCGACCCGCCCACCGGTGAGAACCTGAGTGCGGGCGCGGGTGCCGACGGCTCGAGCAAGGCCAGCGGCACCAGCTTCGGCAACGTGGTGGACGGCTCCATGAGCACCTACTGGTCCCCGACCGGCTCCACCGGCCGGATCTCGGTCAAGTGGGGCACGGACCGCGCGGTGTCGAGCATCAACATCCGTGAGGCCGCCGGCGCCGTCGGCAACATCGGCTCGTGGCGCGTCGTCAACCACGACACGGGAGCCGTCCTGACCACCGGCAGCGGCGCCGGGATCATCTCCTTCGCCACCACCACGCTGGGCAAGATCAACTTCGAGATCACCAGCTCGAGCGGGACACCGCGAGTCGCCGAGTTCGAGACCTACGCCGGTACGCCGTCGGACGGCGGAGACCCGGGTGACGGCGACCCGGGCGACGGTGACCCCGGTGACGGCGACCCGGGCGAGCAGCCGGGCGCGGACGCGCTGTTCGTGGCGCCGGGCGGCAGCGACAGCGCGGCAGGCACCGAGTCGGACCCGACGACGCTGGCCGCGGCGATCGAGCGGATCGAGCCCGGCGGGACCATCTCTGTGCGCGGCGGGACGTACAACCTCTCGCAGACGATCGCCATCGAGCCGGGCAACAGCGGCACCTCGGGCAACCGCACCGAGCTGTTCGCCTACCCGGGGGAGACGCCGGTGCTGAACTTCTCCGCACAGAGCGAGAACTCGGCCAACCGTGGTCTCGCCATCGGCGGCGACTGGTGGCACGTGCGTGGCATCGTCGTCGAGCGCGCCGGCGACAACGGAATCCTGCTGGGCGGCGACAACAACGTCATCGAACGGGTCGTGACCCGGTTCAACCGCGACACCGGCCTCCAGCTCTCCCGCTACACCGCCGGCGCACCGAGGAGCGAGTGGCCCGCGAACAACCTCGTCGTGTCGTCGGAGTCGCACGACAACTCCGACTCCGACGGTGAGGACGCCGACGGGTTCGCACCGAAGCTCACGGTGGGGTCGGGGAACGTGTTCCGCTACACCGTGGCCCACAACAACATCGATGACGGCTGGGACCTGTACACCAAGGACGACACCGGGCCGATCGGCGCAGTCACCATCGAGGACTCGCTCTCCTACGAGAACGGGACCCTGTCCAACGGCGGTCAGGCCGGAAACGGTGACCGCAACGGCTACAAGCTCGGCGGCGAGGACATCGCGGTCGACCACGTGGTGCGGCGCAGCATCGCCTACGACAACGGCAAGCACGGGTTCGGCTACAACCGGAACCTCGGTTCGCTGACCGTCGAGAACAACCTGAGCATCGGCAGCACGGAGCGCAACTTCAACTTCGACGGCGGCTCGTCGACGTTCCGGGACAACACGTCCTGCGACAGCGGGTCGAACGACCGGATCATCGGTCACGATGCCGGTGGCAACCAGTGGTGGTCCGGTTCGGACGGTTCCCGGTGCGGGCAGTACTCCGGGTCGCTGGACTGGTCCTTCGCGTCCGACGGCCGGCTCGTCGTGACGATCGGGGGCAGCACCGTCAACCTCTGACACGACGACGGCGGCCCGGGTCCACGACTGTGGACCCGGGCCGCCGCGCTGCCTCGAGCCAGCGCACCGGTGCCCCGTACAGGACTTGAACCTGTGACCGAGAGATTATGAGTCCGTCCCTGGGGGTGCAGCGGGGTGAAGCGTAAAGAAGCCTGGTGCACGAGGAGTGGCTAGATTCCAACGATCCCGACGCCCGGAACGGCCGAATCGTAAAGTCTCGTGCAGCGTCGTGAAGCCGCTGGCTGCGCCATATCTGCGCCATCTGCGCCACGCCCGCGCCGGCCATCAGGCGCTCGCGGCCCGGCGCGCACGCAGCGCGGCCAGCTCGTCGGTCGGTGCGGGTGCCGGCTCCGGCGTCGTTGCCGGCGTGGGTGGGGGAGTCGTGGTCGGTGCCGGGCCGAGGGCGTCGAGCACGTCCTGCGAGGCGAGCTCGGCCAGCCGGGCATACCGCTGGGTGGTCGACGTCGACACGTGGCCGAGCAGCTTGCCCACCTCCTCGAGGGTGCGGCCGCCCTGCAGGAGCCAGCTGGCGTAGGTGTGCCGCAGGTCGTGCGGGCGGACGTGACCGAGCTTGGCGGCCTTGACGGCGGCACGGAACCTCTTCGAGTACGCCGTGTGGTTCAGGACGAAGCCGTTCTCGTTCGTGAGCAGGAGCGGCCCCGGGCAGTGCCCCTCGGTGTGCGTGTAGCCGCACTCGCTGGCGCCCAGCACGTACTCCAGCGCGTTGAGGTCCGCCCACGCGGCGATCGGCACGGTGCGGATCTTCTTGCCCTTGGGGTAGGGCTTCATCTCGTACGCCTTGGAGCTGAACGCTTCGACGACGTCGATCACGCGCCGGTCGAGGTGGACGCGGGCGCGGTGCAGTCCGGCGAGCTCGCCCCACCGCATGCCGGTACTGACGAGCAGCGTGGTGATGGCCTGGTCCGGTGGCTCCATCTTCGCGAGCAGCCGGCCGACCTCGTCCCGGGTGAGGTACCGGTCCTGGCCGGGCGGTGTGCCGGGCAGGTTGAGCTTGTCGGCGACGTTGGTCGGCAGCACCTCCGCGTCCTTCGCCGCCGCCAGGGAGCCGGCGAACAGTCCGACGATGAGCCGGACGTAGGCGGGCGACCGCTTCTTCTCGACGCCCTTGGCGTTCTTGTAGGGCTCGCGCAGCTCGGCCGCCCAGTCCTTCACGCCCTGGCGGGTGATGTCGCACAGTGGCGTGTCGCCCCACTGCGGCAGGAGGTAGTTGTCGCGCCGCCCACGGTCGGACCGCTCGGTCTCGGTGCCGACGCGCCGGCTCGGCCACCAGGTGTCGCACCACTCGCGCCAGGTACGGCCGGCCGCCTTCGGGTCGCGCCAGCCGAGCGAGCGGGACGCGGCCTCGGCGGCGCCCGCGGCGAGCTGGGCCTCACGCTTGTGATCGAACGGGCCCCCGGGGACGGGGCGCGTCTCGCCGTCGGCCCCGCGGTACCGGGCTGAGTACTTGCCGGACTTGAGCTTCCGTGTCCACGCCATGACGTGGTTTCCCTTCTCGACAGTTTTGCCGAATTGCCTCGGCAGAATCCCGCATATTTCGCCGTGCGGAGCGGTGGATGCGCGTGCATTGAGAGACGCGGTTTCGTCCGTGGTGCCACCGCGGATCACCCGGGTGACAAGGGCCGGATATCACAACTTTTCGCGTCATGATTTGTCTGTTGTCTGATCTGACATGACATGAGCGACACGCCGGATACCCCGGACACCGAAGTTCCGCTAGACCCATTGCACGTCCCGACGCCGTACGTACGCGCCTGCCCGCTCACGTGTGCTTTCGCCGCTCAGTGTCGATACTCGGTCGCGTACGACGCTGACGCGGTCCGCCGCGGGGTAGGCCGACGCCCGCGGCTATGTCCTCTTCCGTCACGGTCGTGGAATGCGGTGCGGGTCGAGCGCCGCCTGCTTGCCCATCGCTTGCGCTCACTCGTCGTCGAGCCTCGTCGATGACGCGGCCGGCGTCGAGGCCCAGTGCGGTGCAGACCGCGACCAGCTCGTCGACGAGCATGGACTTCTCGGGTTTGAGCATCCGGGAGAGCATCGACCGTTCGATGCCGGACTGACGGGCGAGCTCGGAGATATCGACCCGAGGACGTCGTGCGACCCGCGCGCCGTCGAGGATCTTCGCGATCTCGACGTTGAGCGGGCTCGGCAGATGCCGCGTTCGTGTGGGTGCCATAACCACACAGCATGCCAGCACCCCACGCCCCGTGTGAATCAGGCACACACCGTTATCTGTTTGTGATGCTGTGCGAGTTGGCACAAACCGTGCCGTGTGGCACGATCCTCGTATGCCAACTAGCACAACGAGCTCCACGGTGGCCCAGAACACCGTGACCCTCCGACAGGCCGCTGACCTGCCGCAGGCGGCGCTCGCGGACATCACGGGTATCCCGCTGCGGACCCTCGCCCGTCGCGAGACCGGACAGAGCCGCTGGACGACTGACGAGATCGACGCCATCGCCACCGCGTTCGGTGTGGCGGCCACGGACCTCGTCACCGAGGGCGGCGCGCACCGCGTGCTCGCCGATCGGTCCCTGGTGGCCGCATCGTGACCGCCCGGCTCACGACCGTCGAGGCGGCCGGCGTCGCCCGTCGGCACCCGGTCACGGTCCGCTACGCGCTGCAGGACGGGACGCTGCACGGCACGCAGCGCGTCAAGGGCGGCCGGTGGCTGATCGATCCCGAGTGTCTCGCCGCCTGGGTCGAGAACCGGAAGTGCGAGCACCAGCTGGCCGTCGCCGCCGTGCCCAACCTCGCCGACCGGCGCGCTGCCCGCGCGTCTGCCTGACCACAGAAAAAGCCCGAGGCCCGCACCTCCGACAAGAGCAGCGCGGACCTCAGACCCTGAGAGGACAGCATCCCATGAACGCCAGCATCACGACCAGCAAGCCGGCCCCCGAGGCAGGGCCCAAGACGACGCCGATCGCCCTCGCGACCAAGGCGCTCGAGGACGCCAAGGGCCGCGGGCACACCCCCGCCGACGCGATCCACGTCGCCCGCAAGAAGCTGTGGGACGCCCGGTGGCGCTCGGTCCTGGCCGGTGACCAGACGATGGCCGACCTGTGGATCGACGCTCTGTCGTACCTCGGTGACAAGGGTGCCAAGCGCGCCGTCGCCGACCGTGCCGCCGCCGCGGCCGCCCCTGCGAAGGGTGGCCGGGCATGAGCAACTACGGCTTCCACCCCGCCGAGCCCCACGAGGGCCCGCCGCACGAGCTCCCGGTGCGCGACCCCGGCGCGGCGCTCGCTGCCGCCAAGGACCGCGAGGCCGAGGAGATCATTGCCGCCCGCGACGCGAGCATCGCGGCCGCCGTCCGCAACGAGACCCCCAAGGGCGGTGTCTACTGATGAGCACCCACACCACTGCCCGCGCCTGGCAGGTCGGCGACATCGTCCGTGGGGCCACCCACTTCGGCCACCACCGCGCCGCGCACAGCTACCGGGGCGTGATCCGTGAGGTCGCGCCGGCCCGCGTCATCCCGAGCGGCACGCGTATCACCGCCCGCGCCTACGTCTTCGACGGCGCCGAGTGCGTCGGCTTCTTCGTGCTGCAGGACGACCTCGCCACCCTCGACGACCCGATGCGCCAGTCCCTGGGCGGAACCGTCGGCGACGAGGTCGAGCTCATCGAGGCGGCGCCCGTGGCCGAGCCTGACCAGGACCCCGTCGGCGTGCTGACGGCCCCGCCCGGCGTCGACCTCGCGCCACCCCCGGGCATGACCTCGGAGGCCCGCACGGCGCTCGCTGACCGGTTCGCGGAGGTCTCGGCGTCCGGCCACGTCAAGGTGCTGGACCCGCCACTGTCGGCCCGCACTGCGGCGTCGATCGTGGAGGCTGCGCTGCGGTGGCACGCGGTCGGGACCGCGTCCGGCGTCACGGCGCTGCAGCAGCTCGACGTGGACGACGCGCTGAACATGGCCGTCCGTGCGCACATCGCGGCGGTGACCCGGTGAGCCTCACCCACCGTCCGCTCCGCAGCCAGCCGTCCGCGGACCGCATGCACGAGCACTACCTCGAGCGTCTGGCCCGTGGCGGGCAGCCTCTCGTGACCGCTCCGCTGCAGGAGCTCCTGCCCCGGCCGCGCCGGCGTCGTCCGGTCCGGCTGTGGCGGGTGCTCGAGGTGCTGCACCACACGGCCCGTGACGCCGCGATCGGCGTCGCCCTGGGCCTGGTGTCCGTGGTGCTCGTCGTCGGGCCCGTGGGCCACGGGATGGGGTGGATCTGATGGCCTACCGACTCCACTGGTCCGCGTACTGGGCCGCGATCGCCGGCATCGTGCTCGTGATCGCCGGTGGCGGGTACGCGCTGGGGCGGATGGCCGCACCCGAGCCGAAGACCGAGACCATCACCGAGGTGCACGACGTCCCGCCGGCGTGCCGGGAGATCGGCCCCGAGCTGCAGGCCGAGCGCGCCCGCGTCGAGAAGATCGGCGAGGCCGTCGACACCGTCCGTGCCGAGTCGGAAGAGCTCGCCGCCGTCGCGCTGACCGCCGACGCCGACGCGATCGTCGAACAGGCCACACGGCTCGACGACGCCAAGCGCACCGAACAGGAACTGCGCCTCGCGCTCGCGACCGACGAGGCCGCGACCAACGCCGTGGTGGCCGACTGTGCACCGGAGCGTGACCAGTGACCGCCGTCGCCGCCCGTCCCCTCGTCGTGGGTCTGGAGGGCCGTCTCAGCGTCCTGGTGGAGGGCACGGTCACCGCAGTGGGGGACAGCACGGCGGAGATCGCCGGGTGGACGCTGCCGACCCGGCTCGGTGACGGCGTCCGCACGGTGAGCCTCGTCGACGCCGTCACGGGGTCGCTCGCCGAGTGCGACCGGGACCACTGCGACAGCTCGGACTGTGGGTGCGAGCCCGACTGCATCGAGGAGCACTGCGACCACTGCTACGAGGGAACCGACATGCCGGAGATCCTCCGCGTCGTCGAGCGCGTGCACGACGACGGGCACACGGGACCGTTCCGGCACTGCCCGGACCCGGTGTGCGCCGTCGTGCAGGAGGTCGCTCCGTGAGCCCCGTGCGCGCCGCGGGGTACGCGGTGGGCGTCGTCGTCGGGCTGGGGGTGTCCGCGTGCGTGTACGCGCTCGTGGCGACGCTGCCGGCCACGACGCCGGCGCCCGCCCCGGGCCCGGCCCCGACCGTCGCGGGGGTGCCGGCGTGAGGACCCGATCCCAGGCCATGGCCGCCGCGGCCCGGTCGATCGTCGAGGGCCTGCGCGTCGCCGACGCGATGTCCCCGGAGGACGCGGCCCGTGCCGCGATGTACGCCGGCGGCCCGTCCTACGAAGAGCTCGTCCAGAAGATCCGCGCCCGCCGCGGACTGACCGAGGAGATACCAGCGTGACCATTGCCCGCACCACGCACCTGGACGCCGCCCGTAGCGCCCGCCAGGCCCGCCGCGTCGAGGCCGCCGACGTTCCTCCCATGCCGGTCCTGAAGCTCCGCTACGGCCGTGCCCGGTGCACGACGTGCGATACCTGGTACGACATCGACGAGGGCCACGTGTGCCCCACCGGCGGCGCCGCAGCCCCGCACCTGCCGTCCGCGGTCGTCGACGTCGCCGCGGTCCCGGACGAGGACCGCCCGCACCCGGCCACCCTGACGTGGGTAGCGCCGCTCGAGTCCCGGCCGATCGCCCTCGGCCCGTCGGCCGACCACCCCGAGCTGCGCCCCGCGCTCGCTCTCGACGCGCACCGGTTCTGGTCCGGTGCCCGTCACGGCCTCGACGTCGGCCGGGCCCGCGAGCGGTTCGACGCAGCCGCGGTGCGGTACGCCCTGGCCGCGGACCTGCGTCGCGCGCCGGCCGAGGTCGTCGAGCTCGCGCAGGCAGCGTCCGCGTGGGACCGCGCGATCGCGTCCGCGTCGAGGGGGTTCGCAGCGTGAGCGCCAAGGTCTGCGCGCGGTGCTCCCGCCCGCTCTGGTTCAAGGGCACCCCACCCGAGGAACGCCCGGCCGGCTCGGCCGTCCACTCGGGGCATGGCCTGTGCACGACGTGCTACGCCCGTGCACAGCGAGCCGGGGACCTGCCGCGCAAGGCGTCGGCCGTGTCCAGGCCGGAGCGCCCGTGCGACCGGTGCGGGATCGGCACGACGGAGCTCGGCCTGTGCGCCGACTGCCGCGACGTGCTCGAGCTCGACGAGCAGCACCCGCTGCTCGAGGCGGTGAGCTGACGTGGCTGACGAGATCGAGGTCACCGCGGACGACATGGAGGCCGCGGCCGAACGCATCGCCGTACGCGAGGGCGTGACGGTCGAGGGCGTACGCGAACGCGTACGCCGCGGCGACGTGCTCGCGGGCGACGCAGAGCGTACGTGCGCTCTGCCGGGCTGTGACCGCACGTTCGTCCCGAGGAACGTTCTGCACCGGTACTGCCGACCTGCCCACCGTGCGGCTGGGCACCGTGGCGTACGTACGGGAGGTGCGTCGTGACGCGAACGCTCAAGGCGTCACGGTCGCCGTTCGAGACGGTCCTGTGCCGGGCAGGGTGCGGTGAGCAGATCCGCCTGGTGCGGCTGCTCGCCGACGTCCCGTCGCGTACGGCGACGTACGTCCCGCTCGTGACGGGGTACCCGACCTACCACGGTGACGTCCCGCCGTCGCACGCGCTGTCCGCCGGTCGCAAGACGTGCCGGCAGCTGCGCGCCGGCGAGACCCCGGACCCGACCGAGGTCCCGGCCCTGATCCACAACGCGGTGTGCGCGGCCACCCGGCGTCCGGCTCCGGTCCCGGACTTCGACGACTTCGACCACTACGCGGGAGGGGACGACTGATGCCCTGGATCCGGATCAGCACCGACGCGGCCACGGTCCCGCAGATCGACCCGGACGTGCTCGCGATCCCGACCGTCGACCTCCGCGCCGTCGTCCCGTGCTCGAGGGCACCACGCGGTTGCCCGGAGCCTGCACGGTGGGCGACCTGCCCACCGTGCGGGCACCCGGTCCTCGGGTGCGACGCCTGCCGCGCCATCACCGACGCCGCTATCCGCGCCGAGCTCGCGCTCGGCTACACCACGACCAGCTGCAACACCTGCAGCAGCCCCGCACCGATGCCCATCCCATGGAGAGAACTGTGACGGCCCGCAAGGAGTCGCCGTCGCGTCGCCCGATGCCGGTCGCGTGCCGCTCCTGTGGCCGGACCCTGCGCCCTCGGGCGACCGAGCCGATCCCGGGCACGGTCGCGTTCGCGGCGGACGGGCAGTGCGGGTCCTGCTACAACGCCGCGAAGCTCGGCACCACGGTCGTCACCCCGCGGTCGACCCCTACCGAGTGCGTCAGCTGCCGGCGTCCGATGCGCACGAAGACCAAGGTCGCGCCGGGGTTCGTCGCGCACGCAGCTCGCGGGATGTGCAAGCCGTGCTACGAGGCCGACTACAAGCGGGAGCGGGCGCTCCTGGCCTACGCCCTCGGGTCCGCCTCGTGACGGCCGTGGCGGAGGCGCCGGCCGAGGCGCCCACGTCGACCGTCGTCCGGCTCTGGTGCGGCACCTGCCACGCCCTCGTGCCCATCAGACCGACGCGGGCATCGCAGCAGGCCCGCCGGCCGGTCGTGCAGCACGTCACCCCGGCCGCGTGGGCTGACCACCGCGCCACCCACACCACCACTACCGAAGGAGCCACATCGTGACGGACGAGAACCTCACGCAGATGTCCCTGACGATGCCGGACACCGCGGCGACCGAGCCGGAGGTGACCCCGGCAGTCCGTCGGGCCGCGGACGTCCTGTTCGCCGCCGAGGTGGCCGGCCTGATCCTCGACGACGTCCGCGCCGGCCTGATTGCCGCGCTCGACGTCGACGAGATCGCGCGGGCCTTGGCGCGCGTCGCCTGGAAGCAGCGCATCGAGTCCGGCCTGATCCACGACGACCCGTGGGACGTCGACCTCGACACGCTCACGCCCGAGGCGCGCCGGCAGCACTGCCGGTTGCAGAGTCACCTGGTCCGGCTCGCGCAGCCGCACGCCGAGGCGATCGTCGCCGCGATCGTGGGTGCGAGCTGATGCGCGTCTACTACGACACCGAGTTCCTCGAGGACGGCCGCACGATCGAGCTGATCTCGATCGGCATGGTCGCCGAGGACGGCCGCGAGCTGTACGCGGTGAACGAGGAGATCGGCACCGGCCCGCTGCACGACCGCATCTGCAAGAACCAGTGGCTGATGGAGAACGTGATCCCCAGCCTGCCCCTGAGCACGTCGGGCGGCAAGCTCGGCCATGGCAGCCTCAGCGCATCGCGGGGGTACAGGGGCTTCTTCCACCTGGCGCTGGACGGCAACACGGTCATGCCGCGGCGAATGATCCGGAACGCGGTGCGCGACTTCCTGCAGGCCACCCCTGACGTCGAGCTGTGGGCCTGGTACGCGGCGTACGACCACGTCGCCCTGGCCCAGCTGTTCGGCCGGATGCTCGACCTGCCCGACGGCGTCCCGATGTGGACGAACGACCTCCGGCAGGAGTCGCACCGGCTCGGCAATCGCGACCTGCCCGAGCGGGCCGACGGCGCGCACAACGCGCTCGCCGACGCCCGGCACAACCTCGCGGTTGCCCGCTACCTCGCCGAGGTGGCCAGCGGTGCCTAGCCCGCAGTGGTGGCCACCGGAGCCCTGCGGCGCCGACATGCCCGACTTCTTCAACCACGCGACCACGTCATGCGGCCGCCCCGCCGGCCACCCCGACGACGGCCACTGGCCCGTTGCCCTCGCATCCGATCGACCCAAGGACACCACTGATGACTGACCAGGACCAGACCACCGCGACGACCATGTCCACCCTGGCGGACCACGTCGTCGTGACGAACACCGTCGTCGAGCAGCTCGCCGGGCACGGGCGGGAAGTCCCGCGGTACATCGCCGACGAGATCGGGCAGGCCGTGCTCGCGCTCGTGCCCGACGCCGAGCCGACCGAGCTCACCCCGGTGCAGGACGCTCTGCTCGACGCGCTGCGCGACGTCGCCCTGTCGTCCGAGGCCCCGGCCGCGAAGTACGCGACCGAGCAGATCGCCCGCCTGGCCCGCGAGGCGTTCGGCTACCCCGTCGAGCGCGAGGGCGGCGTCATGGGCTTCCTCTACGGCCGGCCCGTGGCGCCGAAGGTCGAAGTAGAGCCAGCCGGCGTCGCGCCCGTCGAGTCGCTGCGCCGCCAGACACGGGCCACGGGCGGCATCGTCAACCCGAAGCACGCGAACCTCGTCGGCGCCGACTCAGGCCCGGAGCTGCTCGTACCTGACCAGACCGCGCCCGCGCCGTGGCCGTTCAGCCCCGGCGACGTCGTGCGCGACTCCGGCGAGGACGCCGACCACGGCGCCCAGATCGACGCCGCGCCCAACGGCGTCGTCCTCGCGGATCACGTGGGGGACCACTGGAAGCGGGACGGTTCTGGGTGGTGGTGCACCCTCAACGAGCCGACGTCGGTGGGCCGCCTGACCAGCCACGACCTGGAGAGGTCGTGGGGCCCGCTGACCGTCGTGTCCGTGCCCGACCAGGAGGCCGACCGTGGCTGACCCCCGCATCACCGCCACGCCGCTCGTCATCACGGTGTCGCCCGAGACCCTGGCACATCTGGACCGGATCGTCGCCGAGATGGCGGCCCTCACGGCGGCGCTCGCAGCCCGTGAGCCCGTCGACCCGCCCGACCTCGTCCTGAACCTGCCCATGGGCATCACAGGGCCCGAAGAGTCGGCCGCCCGCGCCACGATGTTCGTCCCGTGTCTCGCCGAGCTCTACCGCCGCAGCGACCCGGCCGCCTACCGGTGCAACCGCATGACCGGGCACCCGGCAGCAGAGCACGACGCCGGCCACGTCGCCGAGGTCGACGGCCAGGTGCTCGCCTGCTCGACCTGCACCGAGTTCAACCGCCGTACCACCGACATGGTCTGCGAGACCTGCGGCACCGACTACGGGCACCCGTGAGCTCCGAAGCGTGGGCCGCGTTCCTGGCCGTGGTGTGGGGCGTCCTGAAACTGCAGCTGTCAGGTGCACTCGTCGGCTGGATGCTGCGCGGCGCCGTCGACGCCCGCCGGCGCCGGAAGGAGGCGGTCTAGATGTTCTCGGCGCTCGCTGACCGTTCGAGACCCGCGCGCGGACCGCCGCGCGCTGTGAGACCTCGCTGAGCACCACCCCAAGGGGGCACCAAGTTGACGTGGACGCGGACGGGCGACAACGCCGCGACGTATCCGGACCTGATGAAGATCTACGGAATGGAGGGCACTGACGAGAGAACCGTCAACGAGCTGTCGGGGTGGCTGTTCCGCTGCGCGTTCCAGGTGGCAGCACACAAGACCGACTACGAGGTCGACATGGGCACGGCGCACATGCTCGCCAACGGGCGAGGCCAGGTCCTGATCGACCTGTCCGTGCGCGCCGGCCTGGTGACGCTCGAGGAGCGCGATGGGCTCAAGTACCTGCTGATCAAACAGGACCCGGAGTTCATCCACATCCCGACCCGTGCCGAGTTGGCGTTCGCCGCGCAGCGCAACAGCGATCGGCGCAATACGCGCCTGATCGTGCAGGTGCTGCAGCGCGACGGCGACCAATGTCGGTGGTGCGGGATCCTCGTCCACTGGACGGGGAGCACGACCGACCGTAAGGGCGAGTGGGACCACCTGGACCCGACGCAGCCCGAGACGACGAAGGACCTCCTGGTGGTGTCCTGCCTGCGCTGCAATCGCGGCCGCGGCGTGGACCGCGAGGCGTGGGACTCGTCGCACGAGCTGCGTACGCCGCCCGAGCACCCGATCTTCGGCAAGCACACCGCGAAGCGACTCACTGACAACGGACACCCGACCGAGGCGAACCACCGCAGCGACGACAGCAAGGCGCCGGCAGGCGCGGACACCGCACGCCCTCGGGCTGTGCGATCCGCGACGCCGGCCGCCTCGCCGTCGACGCGCGTGGCCCCGGCAGCAGCAGGTACCGCACCGAGCACGCGTGCGACCAGCAGCGCCACCACGCCCCCGAAGGTAGTTCCGGAGAGTTCCGGAACTGTTCGGAACCCTCAGTCTGTCAAGTCGGAACTTGCCGGGTCGGGTCGGGACGGGATGGGTCTCCCTCAGGTCTCACCAGGGGCTGGTGAGGGTGACGGCACAGCTCTGCCCACTGCCAGGAAGAAACGACGTCGGGGGAAGCGAGGCCGGAAGATCTCAACCACCGCGCTCACGACCACCCAGACCACTGATCTCGAAGAACTGGGGGAAGCATCATGAGGCTGTCCAAGTGCCAGGTAGGGAACGGCCGGTGCAACGAGCTGGTGCCGCCGGGGATGGTGGTGTGCGGGTCGCACGCTGATCAGCTCGCGCTGGAGTTGCTCGGGGTCAGCTCGCTGATCAACGCGCTCGAGGACGCTCACGCCAAGTCGCAGCGGTTCTCGGCCGGCTCGACGTCGGCGGGCAACCCGGACGAGGCCCCGGTGCCGTTCAACCGGCGGGCGAGCGAGGCACGTGCCGAGCTGCTGACCGCGCTGACGACGGCGGGCGACCGCATCGCCAAGGAGCGCAAGATGTTCAAGCCGTTCAACAGTGACCGGGCGTTGGGTCCGTGGCTGGCGCGGCAGGTCCCGTTCCTGCGTGCACACCACGAGGGCGCAGAGCGGGTCGAGTACCTGCTCGACGCGCTCTACCAGGCGGCCCGCGTCGTGGACCGCCCGCCGGACCGCGTCTACCTCGGCCCGTGCGTCGGGCACGTGGGCGTCGCCGACGGGTCGGAGGTGCGGTGCACCGAGGAGCTGTACGCCGTGCCGGCCAAGCCCGAGTTCACGTGCCCGCGCTGCGGTTGGATCTACCAGCTCGCCGAGCGTCGCGCGCACCTGCTCGGTCTGACCACGGGCCTGCAGCTGGGCGCGACCGACTGCGCTCGAGCGCTGGCCGGCCTCGGCCTGGACGTCACGGCGTCGAGGATCCGGGTGTACGCGTCACGCCACCTGATCGAGCCGGTGCAGGACGAGGACGGCAACCCGGTCCGCCGCCGTGGGCACGCGGTGTACCTGGTGGCCGACGTGCTCGCGGTCGTCGAGCGGATAGCCCGCGACCGTGGGCGAGACACCACGGTGGTCGATAGTCTGCGGCGCATGGTGAGCCCCGACGGAAGGACGGCCTGATGGTCAACGAGATCTCGCCCGCGGCCCTGGGCGCGCTCACGGCCGCGACCGTTCCGCCGCCGATCTTGCAGGCGATCTTCGGGCCCGCGCTGGCGCACGAGAAGGACCTCGCCGAGCGGGCCGCGCGTGGCTACGAGGTCGGCCGGGTCGGCTTCGACGGCGAGCCGCCCGGGTATGACGACCGCAAGACCCTCGCCGATGTGTGGCAGGACCACGCACCGCTCCCGGCGGAAGGGCTGAGCTCGGACGTGTACGCCGCCCTCGTCGCCGTGGCCGCGTGGGGGTTCGAACGGGGCGTCGCGCAGGCCACACCATAGACACCCGCTTAAATAGAGCGGGTGTGCACCCGACCCTCAACCGCACCACAGTGCCGGTGCGACCCGAATCCGGTGCACCAGAACCGCCCGCAGTGAGCACATGGTGAGCCGGACACGCCGAAAGCGCTGGTGGATCCGTGCAAGCGGAGGCCATGTGCGCTAAGTTGTGCCACGGTAAGAAGTACTGACGAAAGGCCCGGACACCCACGTGGTGACCGGGCCTTCGTCGTGTCCCGGTAGGTGGAGCTGGTGCCCACCACACCACGGGCCAGGGCACCCCGGTGAGGGGCTATGCCGAGCGCCTGCCGTGAGACGTCTGGTTCGAATCCAGGCCCGGGGCCTTGGGGATCAGTCGCCAGTCCACCCGTAGTCGAAGCAGGCTGTCGCCATCGTGTCGGTGGCGAGGGCCCATGCGGAGTCGTTCGCGTCGACGCCGGCCTCGAGGGTGGTCAGGCCGGAAGCGATCATCTCGTCGACATCGGCATCGGGCTGCTCCTCGAGGAGCTCGAAGCGGACCTGGTCGATCGTCGTCTCGCGGTCCATCGTCTCGGGGCTGTCGGCCTCCTGGATGTAGTAGGCGAGTGCGTCGCACGCTGCCAGGTTGGGATCCTCGGATCCGCTGCACCCGGTGAGCGCGAGCGTCAGGGCGAGCACGGGAGCAGCCGTGCTGATCTTGGGTCGCATGGGTCGAGACGCTAACTGCGCCGGTCGTACTGCCGCAGCGCTGGACGCTGGGTTCACCCGGGCGAAAACGTCAGGAGCGCCGTGGGTCAGGTACACAACGGGCACCGGTGGCGGAAGCTGGTCACCGAGCTGTGCCCGCCCGGATCGTGGTGCGAGATCGAGGAGTGCTGGGCTCCGAGCAGGGAGATCCAGTACGGCCTGCGCCCACGCCACCCCCTCGGTCCGAGCCTGGACCACATCGTCGAGGTGTGGCAGGGCGGCGCCGAGTACGACCCGCGCAACCTGCGGCCGAGCCACCTCCGGTGCAACGTCATCAAGAGCAACAAACTGCGCGCTGCAGCCCAGGCCGACGCGGTGCAGCCTCGCCGGCAAGGCCGGGCACGAGCGGTCGCGGCAGGCACCTCGGGACGTCGAAGGCGCTCATCCGCAGCCCTCGACTGATACCGATCTGTGCATCTCCGCAGGTCAGCGCGTTTTTAGGATTCAGCCACTGCAGAGACCCGCGCATGTCCATTTTTCTAAACACGCACGGGGCTAGACGTGTAACAGGTTCGGGGGTGTAACCCATGGCCAAAGCCCGCAAGTTCCTCGAAGGCGTGAAGCATGGCCGCTCCTGCTACAACGCGGGGTGCGACTGCGCGGTCGGCCGGCAGGCCAACTCCGACTACCTCAAGGGCTACCGGGCGCGGAAGCGCGCCGAAAAACTCGCGGCCGCCGGCGTGCAGCTGCTCGACGTCGAGCAGCCCGAGCCCGAGCAGGAAACGACGCAGGCCGACCCGCCCGTCGTCGGCCCGATCGAGCAGGCGCTCGCGGACGACCTCGAGCGCAACGACGGCACGGCGACGTACCTCGAGCAGGTCGCCGTCACGGTCGCTCGCTCGCTGGACATGGCAGTCCGCACCTACCGACTCGACCTGATCTCGCCGCTCGCGCAGCGCCTGGTCGACGTCGGTGTCCGACTGTGGCCGCCGGCGCCCGCCGAGCCCGCCGGCTCCGACGACGAGAAGCGTGCCCAGCTCCTGCTGCTGATGGGCGGCGACCAGGGCGACGAGGGCGACGAGGCGGCCGCCGGTGGGGCGTGACCGCCCCGAGGCGATCCCGCTGTTCCACACCCCGCGGCACCCGACCCGCGAGACGACCGGCAAGCGCAAGGCCGGCGTAGCTCGTGCGCTGGGTATGCCGTTCATCCCGTGGCAGCGCGAGATGGCGGACGTGTGGGGCGAGATCGACTCGGCGGGCAACTACTGGTACGACACGCTGGTCCTGCTGGGGTTGAGGCAGACCGGCAAGACCACGTTCACGCTCACCGACCAGCTCGAGACCGCGATCTACCACCCGGGCTCGCTCATCCGGTACACGGCCCAGACCCAGACCATGGGGCTAGCCCGGCTGGAGAACGACTTCTACGTCCCGATCTCCGACTCTCCGCTGTCCCTGTTCCTCGACAAGCGGTACGGCCGGCGGACGCAGAAACCCGGCTGGGACGGGCGCACAGGTTCCGAGCAGATCCGGTTCTTGAACCGGTCGCGCTGGGAGACCGAAGCAGTCAAGGAGGAGAGCGGCCACGGCCCGGCACTGACCAAGGGCGTGGTCGACGAGGCCTTCGCGCACGAGACGGGCGCCGTCGAGCAGGCCATGCGTCCGGCCATGCAGACGATCGATCACGCGCAACTGATCGTCGCGTCCGCCGCTGGCACCGCGAAGTCGAAGTACCTCGCCGGCAAGCGCGAGCAGGAAGAGGCACGGCACCGGTCGCTGATTGAGCAGTTCGGGCCGCTTGGCCCGACCCGGTCCCGCACGATGTTCGTGCAGTACGCGCTGCCCAAGGACATGGACCCGGCCGACCCTGCGTCGTGGTGGTACTGCCACCCGGGCCTCGGGTGGCTGACGACCGAGGCGAAGATCGCCGCGGCGTTCGAATCGCTCGAGGGCGACCCTTACGAGTTCTACCGCCCGTATCTCGGGTGGTGGAAACCGACCGGTTCCACGGAGTGGGTGATCCCGCAGGCATCGGTCAAGGCGTGCATCGAGCACGACGACGACGCCCCGGACTGGCGCGGTGCCCCGGTGTGGGCGATCGACGTTGACCCGGAGCGCACGACGACGTCAATCGTGATGGCCGGTCGTGACGCAGTGACCCCGGGCGGCAACGAGATGCACGCCTGGCTCGAGGTCGCGCTGCAGGACTCCGGAACGGACTGGGCGGTCGGGGCACTGGTCCGGCTACGCAACGAGCTCGGCGGCCGCCTGGTCGCGATCGACTCCGCCGGCCCCGCCAAGACCCTCGCGCCCGCGCTGGAACGCGCTGGCTTCGAGGTCGTGCGCCTGCCCGTGACCGAGCGCGCAGACGCCTGTGGTGGCCTCTACGACGGCTTCGTGCAGGGCCGCGTGCGGTTCGGTGGCGACGCCGAGCTGACGTCCGCGATCCGCGCGGCCTCGAAGAAGAACAGCGGAGACCGGTTCATCTGGATCCGTCGCGGCGACCGCGGCGACATCACCGCGCTGTACGGCGCATCCCTGGCGTGGCACGTGCTCGACACGCGCGCCGAACCCGACTACGACCCGGCTGCATCCGTCGTCGGCCCGAAGGAGGACCGTGAATCTTACTGACCTGCTCGACCTCGTCGGCTCGCTCCTGGTCGTCGTGGCGCTCGCTGTGTTCGTCGCCCCGTTCAGCGTGGCCGGCGCGATCGGCGTCGCCGGCGTCGGCCTGCTCGTCCTGTCAATCGTGATCGACCGCGGGCCGACCCGCCGCCGGCGGAAGAAGGGGGCCTCGTCGTGAGCTTGTTCCGTCGTGAGCAGCGCGCGACGCTCGACCAGTTCGTCGCACCCGGGCGCCGCGGGTCCTACCGCGGCCGCGTGGTGAAGGCGACCGAGGCCCGACAGCAGTCGGTCGTCTGGGCCGCCCAGCGGCTGCGCGCCGACCTGGTCTCGCTCATGCCCGTCGACGTCTACCGCGAGGTCGGCTCGATCAACGTGAAGGTCCCGACGCCGGCCGTCCTCAAGACGCCGTCGTCGTGGGCAGACAGCCAGCCGATGACGATCGGTGAGTGGATCGGCTCCGGGCAGGTGGACCTCGACGCGCACGGCAACAGCTTCGGTGTGATCCGCGCCGTCGACGCGCTCAACAAGCCCGCGCAGATCGACCTGATCCAAGCCGAGGACGTCACCGCCCGGGTCCGGGACGGCCGCATCCTGTACTACCGGATCTGCGGCGAGAAGACCGACCCACGCTTCGTGTGGCACGAGCGGCAGTTCACTGTCGGCGGTCTGCCGATGGGGCTGTCGCCGATCGCACACGCGGCGATGCAGATCGCCGGCAGCTCGGGCGCGCAGAGCTTCGCGACCGACTGGTTCGCCAACGGCGCGGTCCCGTCGGCGCACCTCAAGAACACCGAGATGACGATCCCGGACCTGGAGAAGACCGCGGCGATCAAGGACCAGTTCCTGGCCTCGACGGCAGTCGGTGAACCGTTCGTCTCGGGCAAGGACTGGACCTACGACCCGATCGCAGCGAAGGCCGCGGAGTCCGGATTCATCGAGCAGATGGAGTATTCGGACCTTGCACTGTGCCGGTTCTTCGGTGTGCCGGCGGACATGGTCGACGTCGAGTCGGCAACCGGATCGGTGACGTACGCGAACGTCACCCAGCGCAACGTGCAGCTGCTCGTGATGAACCTCGGCGGTGCGGTCAAGCGGCGCGAGGACACGATCTCGACGCGTGTCCTGCCCGACCAGCGCGTCGCAAAGCTGAACCGGAACGCCGTCCTGGCGATGGACCCCAAGACGCGTGCCGACCTGCTCAAGGCTCAGATCGACTCCCGGCAGATCGCACCGTCCGAGGCGCGCGAGCTCGAGGACCGGGAGCCGTTCACCGAGGCGCAGTACGCCGAGTTCGACCGCCTCTTCGGCAAGGGAACCGACCCGATCGCCGCCCTCGGTGCGGCGCTGTCGGGCCAGGAATCGAACGGCGATTCCGACGAGGTGCGGCAGGCGCGGTCCGTGGCCGAGCTGATCCAGAAGATCTACCTCGGCGTCGGCACCGTGATCTCCGACACCGAAGCCCGCGACATCGCGAACCGTGCCGGCGCAGGTCTGGCCCCAGGAGGGATACCGTCATGAACGATCTACTCGAGCGTGCAGCGCACGCCCGCGCCGGGGCAGTCGCCCAGCGCGCGGATCGGCCCCGGCAGCGCCGCTGTGCGGAGGCGCAGGGCTCGCGGGCATCCGTGCACGTCGCGGGCGCGAAGATGTCTCTACGGGCCGACAGTGAAGCCGACGACGCACCGCTGCACTTCACCGGGTACGCCTCGGTGTACGAGCGCGGGTACGAGATGTGGGACTGGTACGGCCCGTACACGGAGATCGTCGAGGCCGGCGCCGGCGCGGAGTCCCTGGCCCGTGCTGACGTCGACGTGCCGCTCGTGCTGCAGCACCAGACGCTGCGCCGCATCGCCCGCACCACCAACGGCACGCTGACCCTGGCCGAGGACGAGACGGGCCTGCTCGTCGACGCGCCCGAGCTCGACCCCCGCGACCAGGACGTCGCGTACATCGCGCCCAAGCTGCGCAACGGACTGATCGACGAGATGTCTTTCATGTTCCGGATCGAGCTGGGCCAGTGGTCGCCCGACTACATGGAGTACCGGATCAAGCGGTACGACATCCACCGCGGCGACGTCGCGATCGTCGGCTACGGCGCCAACCCCCACACGTCCGGGTTCCCGGACCTGCGCGCCCCGAGCGCGCCCACCCTCTCCCGCATCGACCTCGGCATCACGACCGAGGACGAGCGGATGCTCGCGCTCCGCTGAGCCGAGCCCCCTGCTGCTCGCACGCGCTGCTCGCGTCCCGCCCCGCGCTACGGCCTGGGGCGGCCGACTGGCTCCGTCGACTGGCGTCCCTGACACACACACTGCCCCGCAGGGGCACCACGAGAAGGAGAGTCCCCATGGACTTCGAGAAGCTGCTCGCGCAGGCGCGCGAGAAGATCAACGCCCGCATCTCGCTGCGCAACGAGCACACCAAGGAGCTCGGCGAGCTGCGCGGCAAGGTCGACGCCACCGAGGCCGACGCCGCCCGCGTCGAGGTCGTGCGCGGCGAGAAGGCGAAGATCGACGCCGAGCTGGTCACGCTCGACGCCGAGCTGCGCGCCCTCGAGACCGAGAAGGCCGCGGACGACGCGATCGCCCGCATGGCCGAGCGCATCACCCCCACCGACCCGACCGGCACGAAGGCCGGCGGCGAGACCCGCGGCGGGACGCAGACCAAGGTCACCGAGCCGCGCACGTACGCGCGGGAGAACGACCCGAAGGGTCTCAAGTTCCTGTCGGACGTCACGGCCGACTTTCTCGGTAACCGTGAGGCGCGCGAGCGTCTGCACCAGCACCAGACCGAGGAGCGGGTCGAGCGCGGCGAGGTCGTCTCCCGTGCGGTCACCACGCCCGGTGCGCCGGGCACGATCGTGCCGCAGTACCTGATCGACCTGTACGCGCCCAAGGGCCGGCCGGGTCGCAAGTTCGCTGACGCGTGCCGGCACCACGACCTGCCCGACACCGGGATGACGGTCTACATCCCGCGGCAGACCGTGGCCACCACGGCCGATCTGCAGGCCGCGGAGATGGACCTCGTCGCCGAGCAGGACTACGAGGACGAGGACATCCCGGTGCCGGTGCGGACCGTGGCCGGGTCGCAGACCATGTCGCGCCAGTCGGCCGAGCGCGGCGTCGGGACCGAGGACATCGTGTTCGAGGACCTGCTCAAGTCGTACAACACGGCGCTGGACGACAAGCTGCTCAACTCCCCGGTGTGGGGCCTGCTCGCCGTGGCGAACGCGGTGACCTACACCTCGGGCGCTCCGACGGCCGCCGAGCTGTACCGCAAGATCCTCGCCGCCAACGCGAACGTCGAGGACGTCCTGCTCGACCTCGACGAGGACGACCTGTTCACCCTCATGCGCGGCCGCCGCTGGGCGTGGATCAACGGTGAGGTCACCGACCAGCGACCGTTCATCCAGCAGCCCGGGGTCGCGCCCGAGTCCTTCGGCACGAACGACGGCACGCCGTACGCCGCCGCTGTGGCGGGCCACCTCCCCAACGGCGGCGACGTCGTGAAGGACAACAACCTGCCCGCCAACCTCGGCGTCGGCCTGGACGAGGACGCCGTCGCGGTGGTCGCCCGCCACGAGGCGCACCTGTGGGAGGACCCGTCCGCCCCGTTCTTCATCCGCGCCGAGCAGTCGCAGGCGAAGCGGCTCGGCATCGACCTGGTGCTCTACGGCTACTTCGCGGCGAAGTTCGACCGCGTCGTCGACGCCCAGGGCACGCCGAAGGCGGTGCACCAGAAGATCACGGGCACCGGCCTGGTCGCCCCGGTCTTCTGATCGACCCCCGGTGAAGGGCCGCACACCACGGTGTGCGGCCCTTCACCGCACCCTCACCCGTCACAGCAGCAAGGGAGCGCACCATGCGCAGCAAGCAGGAAGCCGCCAGCGCACGCGCCGCGGCCGCACAGCGAGACGATGCCCGTAGCCGGCTGTCCGGCCTCGAGGTCGAGCGGCAGGGGTACGTCGCCCGCGGCGACGAAGAGAAGGCCGCCCTGGTCGACGACGAGATCTCCCGGTACCGGGCGCTCGCCGAGCTCGACGACGAGGACCAGGTCGAGGACGAGGCCCCGGACCTGACCGGCCTTGCCCCGGAGGAAGTCTTCGAGGTTCTCGGCGTGCCGGCCGAGATCGTCGAGTCGTTCGCTGCGGCCATCACCGCGAAGGTGGCGGCCGAGCAGACGCCGCCCGGCGACACCCCGCCCGCCGACCCGGCCTCACCGGTCGACACCGCGGCCACCTCGGACACGCCGGCGGAGCCCACGGGTCGCCGCGGCCGCGCCAAGACCGCAGCGAAGCCCGACGACGAGGCAGCCGGCACCGCCGCGCCTGCACCCGCCGGAGGCTGACCAGTGGCGCTGACGTGGCCCATCACGGGCGAGGACGTGTGCACCGCCCTGACGTGGGCCACGTCCCGCGCCGCCGAGGTCGAGGACCAGGCCGAGGCGGCCGTGAAGCGGGTCGAGAAGGAAGTCGGCGAGTGGCACGGCCAGACGCTCACCTACACCCGGCAGCTGCGCCGGCAGCAGCGCGCCGTCGTGCTGCGCTGCCCGGTCGCCTCGGTCGACACGGTGACCCTCGACGGAACCGACATCACCTCGAGCACCGACACCGACGCGGACGCCGGCATCGTGTACGGGCCGTTCGGCCCCGGCAAGATCGTCGTCACCTCCACCGCCCGCCCGGCTGACACTGTGCCCGAGGACGTGATCCTCGCCGCCCGGTACCTCGGCGCGTTCTGGGCCAAGCAGGAGAAGATCGGCAACCCGTCGCGCAGCTCGCGCGGCACCGAGCCCGACACCGACGTGCAGCAAGGGTTCGCGATGCCGCGCCGCGTCTCCGAGATGCTGCGGCCGCACCTGCTGCTCGGGGCCGGCTCATGAGCACCGGCATCCACCGCTCGCTCGGCGACGCCGTCACCGCCGTCAAGACCGGCCTACACAACACGTCAGTCGCGGCGCTCGCGGCCGCAGACAAGCCGGACGTGCAGGCCGCGTTCGGGTACCCGTGGCCGATCGAGTACGACGACATCATCGCGGTGACCGCGGTCCGCGCGGCACCGCAGGACGGGACCGTCGGACCGACCCGCAAGCGTGAGCAGGACATCTACGTCGACGTCGAGATCGACGCCTACCGGCAGACGGCGTCCGACCGCGAGGTGCACGACATCGCCTACGGCCTGCTCGACATCTTCGACCGGGCGGTCCGCGCCGACCCCACGCTCGCAGGCGCTGCCCTGTGGTGCTTCTCCGACGACCTGGTGTCCGACGGAGCGACCGACAACGAAGAGACCGGCGAGGGCCGGTTGTGCGCGATCCGTGCCACGTACAAGGCACGCGTCATGGTGAGGAGCTGAGCAGATGCCGAAGTTCAAGAACGTGTCCCCGCTCGGGGCGCTCGACCTGCCGCTGATCGGCCGGGTCGTCGACCGCGGCGAGGTCATCGAGCTGACCGCCGCCCAGGCGAAGCACGTGCGCGGGCAGACCGCCACGTGGGAGCCGGTCCGCACCGGCACGCGGACGGGCGGCCAGGAGCAGGCCGGACCCGACGCCGGCACCCCCGACGCCGGCACGCCCGGCACCGACGGCGACGAGCAACTCGCCGCCACCGACCCCCAGAGCGAGGAGTAACCCCCGTGGGCATCCAGAGCGACTACACCCTTGGCATGGCCAAGGAGACCGAGTACGGCACCGTCGCGGTCCCGACCCGGTTCTTCGAGCCAGAGACGTTCTCCCTCAAGGAGTCCGTCGCCACCGCGCAGGGATCGGGCATGCGCCCCGGCCAGCGCGTGGCCCGGTCCGCACGCCGCGCGATCGTCAAGCGTGAGTCGGCCGGCGACATCCAGCTCGACGCGACCACGGTCGGCCTCGGCTACCTCCTGTCCGCGTTCTTCGGCGTCACCACCAACACGGAGACCGCCGCCGCGTCGGGCGTGTTCCAGCAGGTGCACACCCTCAAGACCGAGGACTGGGGCGACAGCTACACGATCCAGCAGGGCATCCCGCGCCTCGGGTCCGCCGTCACCGACGCGTACACGTACACGGGCGCACAGTGCGCCACCCTGTCGCTCGAGGCCCCGGCCGACGACATCGTCTCCCTGTCCACATCCTGGGTCGCCCGCGCCCTGTCGCTGACCGAGGCATACGCCGCACCGAGCTACCCCGACGACCTCGACCTGTTCACGTTCGTGGGCGGCTCCATCTACATCGGCGCCGACGCGTTCACCGCCCCCACGGACACCGCCCTCGCGTCCGCCGGCACCGAGCTCGCAACCGTGCGCACCGCACAGGTCAACCTCGACAACGGCCTCGACTCCAACGGGTTCAACCTCGGCGGCGCTGGCCGGCGCTCGCGGCCCGCGGCGTACACGGGCGGCAAGAGCGACGCGGTCGGTGGCTCGTTCGAGATCGAGTACACGAACAGGGATCTCGCCGACGCGTATCTCGACCAGGCGGAGTTGTGCATGCTGCTGACGTTCGAGGGTCCGACGGAGATCGCGCCGGGGGAGAAGCCGACGCTGCAGATCGCGGTCCCCTCGATCTTCCTGGACGGTGACCTGCCGGAGCCGAACGGCGGCGACGTGATCACGACGTCGCACGACTGGACGGGCCTGCAGGGCACAGACCCGCAGCCGGTCTACGCGGTCTACCGCTCGGCCGACCTGGTCCCCTGATGGCCAAGAAGCGGCCGTCGGCCTCGTCGGCCGCGGCGTCGGGCCTGGACTTCGAGCTGGACGTGTCCAACCTGCGCGAGGTCCTCGGGTCGGTGAAGGAGTTCTCGCCGGCCCTGGCGCGCAAGCTCCGCAAGGAGCTGCGCGGCACGGGCGACGACATCATCGCCGACCAGCAGCGGGTGCTCGACGGGCCGCTTCCTCCCGGGGTGGCGGTCACGGGCAAGCGCACGCGGCTGATCGTGCCGAAGGACGGATCCAAGCCGTACTTCCGCAGGGTGAACGTGTACGAGGAGCGGGAGAGAGCCGCGAACAACCGGACCAGCCGCGGTATGCGGCAGGGCATCAAGCGGTCGCTCAAGACCCGCGTCGTGGCCGGTAAGACCCGGCAGGGCGTGCAGGTGCGCGCCAACTCCAAGACGTCGGACATGACGCACGCGTGGCAGGCCAAGATCTTCCGCCACCCCGTGTTCTCCCACACCGGGAAGTTCGTGCACCAGCGCGGGCAGCAGTACTTCTGGGGCCCGGCGGTCAGAGGCCGCGACCGGGCCGCGATCAAGGTTGACCAGGCCATCGCCCAGGCGCTGACCGAGATGAGCAAGGGGAGCAGCTAGTGCGTATCACGATTGACGGCCAAGAGATCCGGGCGGTGAACCTGCACACGGCGCGCGGGCGCGACTTGATCGCCTTGCAGACGCAGACGGGCTACGGCCTGGACGAGATCGTCGCCATGACCAACGACAAGAGCCGGCAGACCGAGGTGAACAAGTTCATCGAGTTCCTGTCCGAGCACAACCGCGGGAAGTTCGTGACGTGGGACGAAGTCCTGGACCGCCCGATGGCGTACCCGCAGCCTGACCCGGGCGACGTCGCGCGCGCCGAGCCCGAAGTCGGCGAGGACGGGGACGGGGATGGGGAGGTCCCTACTCCAGCGTCGACGGGTTCCCCCACCGTCGACGCCGCCCCCGCCGCCAAGTCGTCGCCGGCAAAGGCACGGCCCCGGAAGTCCTCAAGCTCTGGCGGGACGAGCCGTGGCTCGACGAGCAGATCACGGCCCGCATCGTCAAAGTAATGCGGCTGTTCCCGGGCCTGGTCCCGGGAGTTGTCTACGGGCTCGAGTGGCGCGTGTGGACGTCGGTCGCACTGTCGGTCGACAAGCACGAAGAGCAGGCCAAGAAGGACCGCGAAGAGGCCGACCGGGCCTCCCGTCACAAGCGCCCGCGCACAGCGGGCCGTCGTCGCTGAGACCGTGAAGGGGGTGCCGTCATGCCTGCTGTGAAGGACTTCGTCGTCAACATCCTGGGCGACGCGACCGGTGCCGGAAAGGCGTTCAAGGCGCTGCAGGACAACGCCGGCAAGGCGGCCGCCGGCGCGGCCGCCGCGTTCGCCGGCGCGCAGCTGGGGCAGGCGATCCTTGGGGACCTGGACGCCGAGGTCGCCACCGACACGATGAACGCTGCCCTCGGTGGCACGCCGGCCGAGGCTGAGAAGTGGGCCAACGCCGCGGGCAGCCTGTACCGGGGTGCGTGGGGCGAGAACATGGAGGAGGCTGCCGGCGCGGTCGACTCGGTGGTCTCGTCCATCGAGGGCATGCGGGATGCCTCGGAGGAGGACATCCAGCAGGCGGCCGGCTACGCGCTCGACTTCGCGAAGGTGTTCAAGCAGGACGTCGCCGGCGCCACGGGCGCGGTCGGTGTGCTGATCAAGGAGGGCCTGGCCGGCGACGCCGAAGAAGGTTTCGACCTGATCACGGCCGCGATGCAGTCGGTGCCCGAGTCGATGCGCGGCGAGACCCTCGACGCCGTCTCCGAGTACAGCCGCAACTTCGCGGCGCTCGGGATCGACGGCGAACGGTCCATCGGGATCCTCGCGTCGGCCGCGAGCTCGGGCATCACGTCGGTGGACAAGATCGGTGACTCCCTCAAGGAGCTCACGATCCGGGGCACGGACATGTCCAAGGCCACGGGCGAGGCGTACAGCACCCTCGGTCTGGACTCGCAGGAGATGGCTAACGCTCTGCTGGCCGGCGGCGACGAGGCAGCGGGCGCGCTCGACAAGATCGTCGGTGGGCTGCAGGGCATCGAGGACCCGGCCGAGCAGGCCAACACCTCGATCGCCTTGTTCGGTACGCCGCTCGAGGACTTGGGCACCGACGAGATCCCCGCGTTCCTCGACTCCCTGTCGCAGACGTCGACCGGCATGGGCGACGTCGAGGGCGCCGCCGGGCGTATGTCCGACGAGCTGAACGACAATGCCAAGACCCGCGTCGAGGAGCTGCAGCGCAGCTTCGAGGGCTGGAAGCAGGACCTGATCGACACCGAGGGCCCCATCGGTGACGTCGCCGTCGGCGTGCAAGCGTTCGGTGCGGACGCTGCCTCGGCGGCCACGTCGGTCGGCCTGGGCGTCATCGCCCTGTCACAGCTCAAGGTGGGCGCCCTGGCAGCCCGTGGGGCGTCCCTGCTGGGCGCGGCTGCGACGGGCATTGCTACGGCCGCTCAGTGGGCGTACAACGCCGCCCTGACCGCGAACCCGATCGGCATCGTGATCGTCCTGATCGCAGCGTTGGTCGCGGGGTTGGTCTGGTTTTTTACCCAGACCGAGGCCGGACAGAAGATCGCGAAGGCTGCCTGGGCCGGGATCAAGAACGCCGCCAAGGCAACGGCGGACTGGTTCACGAACACCCTGGTCCCGGGCTTCAAGAGGGTCATGGGCTCCGTGACCGGGTTCTTCAAGGACGCGGGCCGGAACGTGAAGAACGCGTGGGACGCCACGGTCGACTGGTTCAAGAACATCCCGAACCGGGTGGGTGCCGCGGTCGCCGCAGTGAAGGGCAAGGTGTCGGCGAAGTTCAACGAGGCTCGTACTGGTGCGCAGAACATCTTCAACCGGGTCGTGGACTGGTTCTGGAACCTGCCGGGTCGGATCGCGTCCGGGCTCGGGACGATCGCCGGGAAGATCGCCGTGAAGTTCCTGTCCGCGCGCGAGCGTGTGTACGACATCTTCAACGGGATGGTCGATTGGGTCCGCGGCCTGCCGGGCAAGATCGCGTCCGCGGCGTCGGGCTTGTGGGACCCGCTGTGGTCTGGCGCCCGTGCGGCGATCAACAACATCATCGGCGCCTGGAACGGGTTCTCCCTCACGATCGGCGGCGGGAACATCGCCGGTATCAGCGTGCCGTCCGTGACGCTGCACACCCCGAACATCCCGTACCTCGCAAAGGGCGGCGATGTCCAACGCCCCGGCCTCGCGGTCGTGGGCGACGCCGGGCCTGAGCTGCTCGAGCTGCCGCGCGGTGCGCGTGTCACACCGCTCGACGACGCGAACACGAACCCCGGCGGTAAGGCGGTCAACATCAACATCACGAACAACTACCCGCAGGCCGAGCCGACATCGGTCACCCAGAACCGCGGCCTGCAGTACGCGGCATCACTGGGGGTGATCGGATGACGACCTGGTCACTGTCCGGTGTAGACGCGGACCGGTGGTTCGTCGACGAGGCGTCGAACTGGCGAGTCAAGGTAACGCGGCGAGGCGAACGACTGGAGATCCCCAACCGGCACGGGTTCATCCCCGTGGGCCTGCCCGTGTTCGAGGCCCCGCCGCTCACGCTCGTCCTGGAACCGCTGCGGTCCACCCTCGCAGACCTGGACGACGCGGCCGACGAGCTCGAATCGCTGCTCTCCGCGCAGGAGCTGACGGTGACACGCACGGGCGGCAACGGGATCGTCGCCACCCAGCCGGCCGAGCTCGAGGACATCGACTGGTCCAACTTCACCGACGTGTCCGCGAAGGCGACGGCAACCGTGGTCCTCGCCCTACCGGGCGTGTTCTTCCGCGGCCCCGAGATCACCACGGCCGCGACGGTCGTCGCTCCGCCGACGACCGTAACCCTGGCTGAGCTCGCAGGCGGCACGGCACCGATCGTGGATGCAGTCGCCCGGGTGCGGGGACCCGCCGGCTCGATCGACCTCGTCGACGAGGCCACCGGCACGGGCCTGTCCTGGGCAGGGGCCACGCTCGCGGACACGCAGTACCGGTTCCTGGACGCGGCATCCCTCCGCACGTGGGTAGGCACGGCCTCGGCGTGGTCGCCGCCAGCGTCGACCAGCCCACTGAACTACCCCGGCCCCGGGCGGCTCCAGCTGCGCCCCCGCATGGAGGGCACCGACCCGGCAGACCGGCGTACGAAGCTCACCGTGTCCGGCACCGGGTTCGGACCCACGACGGCGCTCGCGGTGCGTGCGCGCCCCGCTTACTTCTGATCTGAGGGGGTCTCATGGCGATGTTCGGTGTGCGCCTGCAGGCGTACGAGCCGGCGGGCGCCTGGCTGGGCCCGATGCCGGAGCCGCTGTCGGCAACGGCAGCGTTCCCGCACAACGACGTCGGCGCACTGTCGGCGAAGTACTCGCGGCTCGCGCTGGCCGGCGGGTTCCTGGACCGTGCCCTGTCCGATGGGCTCGAGCTGGCGGTCGAGGTCGTCAACCATGCCGGGGCCTGGGTCGAACCTGACGGTGCACGGTTCCTGTGGGTGGCGAGCAAGGACGACATCGCGGACAAGACCCTCACGCTCGACGTGACCGCTCCGTCGTACGGGTGGCTGCTGAACAAGGCGCGGCTGCTGAACCTGGACGACATCCTGCCGGAGGAGCACAGCCAGGCAGGCAAGCGCCCGTTCCTGTCGGCGTCGGCGGGCCTGATCGTGGCCACGCTGCAGCAGGAGAACGCCGTACGCGGTGGTGTCCCGCTGGCCCTGGGGTTCGACACCGGGGTGGACTCCGCCGGCCAGGCGTGGGGTCTGGTGTCCACGCTGTACTACGAGCCGGGCATCTCGACGATGGCCGTGCTGGAGAACCTGGCCGCACAGGGGATGTGCGACTGGCGTACGGCCGCGCGCGAGCTGCTGTTGTACAACCCGGATACGGCGCTCGCCCCGGACCTGACGGTGGGTGCTAACCCCGTCGCGCTGCAGCTCGGCCTGGACATGACCGAGGCACCTTCGGACCAGTCGATCGAGGACCTCGTCTCCCGAGTGCTGTTGCGCGGCGACAACGGTCTGACGCTCACGGTCGACAACCCGACGGCGCCGACGCCGTGGGGACCGTGGGAGGGGTACATCGAGCAGGGCGGTGTGTCCGACCCCGGCACGGCAACGTCACTGGTGCAGGCCGAGATGGACCGCACCGGCCGGACCCGGCAGCAGTTCACGCGTGGCCTGGTGCTGCGCGACGACGGCGACGCCGGCGACCAGCCGGGCGTGTTCTGGCCGATGGTCGACTACCTGCCCGGGGCGTGGATCCTGGCACCGACCACGGTCGCGTCGGAGCGGGTGCGGGTGCAGCAGATCACGCTCGCCTGGGGCCCCGGTGTCGTGGGCGGGTCGGTGGTCCTGCACGACCGTGTGCTCGACGCGGAGCTGAGGCGTGCCAAGCGGCAGGCCGGGATCGTGGGCGGGTCGACCGCCGGCGGTGCTGGTGGTGGCCGGCCGGCCGACCCGACGAGCCAGGACCGGCGGACGCCGTCCGCGCCGCTCGGCCTGGTGGTCGGCTCCAATGCGTACATCGGCACCGACGGGCAGGCCCACGGCCTGATCAACGCGGCATGGTCGGACGTCACGACGGCCACCGACTCGACCGTGCTTGACGTCGTGGGGTACGACGTCGCCCTGCGTGAGCCGGCGGGCGCGTGGGCCGTGGTCGGGTCCTCGGACGATTCGTCGTGGGAGGGGTCGCCGTACGAGCCGGGCGACGAGCTCGAGGTGCGGGTGCGTGCGCGCGGCCAGTACACGACGAAGCCGGGCGTGTGGTCCGCGGCCGTGCCGGTCACGGTGGCGGCGGACGTCACCCCGCCGGCGGTCCCGTCGACGCCGGCGGTGTCGTCACGGGTCGGTGTCATCACGGTGTCGTGGGATGGGCTGTCCGGTACGGGCACGGCGATGGACGCGGACTTCAAGCACGTCGAGATCGCGATGGGGGACACGACGACGCCGTCGGCGGTGATCGGGTCGCTGCCGATCGAGGGCGCGCTGCTGGTCCAGGACCAGCCCTACGGCGAGAACCGGTACTTCCGCCTGCGGTCGGTCGACACCTCGGACAACGCCTCGGACTGGTCGGTCGTCTCGGCCCCGATCGCCGCACGGTCGACCGCAGCGGACGACATCGACGCCGCGGTCAACGAAGCGATCGACCAGGCACTGACCGGCCCGGTGGACGGCAACCGGCTGGAGCCGTGGACCGTGCCGGGCAACCGGGTGCTCATCGCGAACGTGACGAACGCGTTGGCGAACCCGGGGTTCGAGGACGGCTTCGCTGCGTGGACTGCTAGCCCACGGGCGTCCATCGCAACCACCGACCCGCACTCGGGGACTCAGTATGTGCAGGTCGTCGCCGACGCAAGTTCTGGAACGGTGCTGACGCCCGCTGTGGTATCGATCCCCGTTGAGCCGGGGTCGTCGTGGCTGTTCTCGTGCTGGGTGAGGACGTCCGCCGGCTACAACGGCACGCCGAGCAACGGAAAGATGCGCATCGGGAACCAGGCGAACGCGATCCTCACCGCTGCCGCGTTCCCTCTCAGTGAGACGTGGACGCGCATCAGCGTGTCCATCACCGTGCCCGACGATGGGTCGATCACCGCGCTGCGCCCGACGTGGGTCGCCAATCACACCGTCGGCACGCTGTTCCTAGACGACTTTGCAGCAGTCCGCATGGCCGACGCGGAGCTGGTCGTTGACGGGGCGGTTAAGGCGCGGCACATGGCGGCCGACTCGGTCACCGCGAACAGCGTTGCGGCCGGCGCGGTCGACGGAATGATCATCACGGGCTCCGTGGTCCAGACCGCGGAGTCCGGTGCACGCATCTACCTGTCAGGCACGAGCGGGTTCCCGGGCATCTGGCTGTACGACGCGGCCTCGCCCAACTGGCGGGTCTCGCTACAGGTCAGCTCGGCGAACGTGCCGGGGCTGTGGCTTCGCGACGCCGCAGGTACCGAGCTGATGCGGATGCTCGCGCTCGACGGCGGGTACATCCGCAGCTCGTACCCGTCCGGGCGGACCGCTACCTACATCTCGCAGGGGCAGTTGTTCGTCTACTCCGACGAGGATGCGGGCGCGTTCCCGGACATCCTGCGCACCTACTGGGTCCAGGGCACGGGGCAGAAGCTCGTCTACATCGGGCACCAGGACTCGCCCGTCGATGCCGTCAGCATCTGGGGCGACGACGTCTCGCTCCGGTCCACGTCGGGCACGAACGGTCTAGTCAACATCTCCAGCCGCGGCACGAGCGGAATACAGATCCGGTCCTACGACATCAGCGGGACCGTCGTCCGCGGCTACGCGGACTTCTCGACCACCCGCATGTGGCTCGGGCAGTACGGCCCCGGCGGCGGCCTCGGCTCGCGCCTCAACCTCGTCGACGGCCAGGCGCAGCTGTCCGCGGGAGACGGCTCCGGATCCGCCTTCATCTCGGCCGGGCCGAGCTCCGGCGTCGTGCAGCTCAAGTTCGGGACGGGCGTCAGCGGCGACCGCCGCATCGAGTTCGTCGGTGGCAACGACCTCGTCGCGTCCATGGACTACGGCAGCCTCTACCTGTTCAAGAACGCGGGCGTCACCGCAGGCGACTCCGTAGTGCGCCGATCCTCGGACGGCCGCATCGGGTGGAGCTCCTCGTCGCGGCGATTCAAGCAGGACGTCGAGGACCACGTCATCAACCTGGACGCGATGCGAGCGCTCCGACCGCGCTCCTGGCGGGCACGGGACGAGGTGGCCGACACACCCGAGACCACCAACAGGTACGTCGGCCTCGTCGCCGAGGAGGTCCACGACGCCGGACTCGTCGAGGCCGTGTCGTACGAGGCCGACGGCACCCCACGCAACATCAACGACCGGGCCTTCATCATCGGCCTGATCGAGTGGGCCAAGGAACACGACGCCCGCCTCGCCGCCCTCGAAGGCACCCCCGCCCCACTCACCACCCAGGCGCACACGTCGACGACGGCGATCGCCGCAGCGACGGCTACCGGGGACGTCGTCGCCATCCCGCCACCAGGCCCCGCGACACCACCCACGCCCACCCCTGCGCCGGCCGAGCACCGCCCCGCCGTGCCGCCCGACCACCCGACCGAGGTGGCGCAACAGCAACGCACCAGCACAACGACCCCGACGACCCCCACGACGCCGGCGCTCGCGGAGCCCGGCGACGACCCCCACCTCCCCGAGGAGAACTCTGATGACGACTGACCAGCCCCAGGCCCAGGCCCAGCAGCAGCCGCCGCAGACCGTGACGATCGACGCCGCAGACATCCTCCGGGTACTGCAGGAGAGCCACCCCGACGCCGTCCGATACGGCATCTGGCGCGTCCGCGCCGAGCGCGCAGAGGCCCTGCTCGCGCAGCACCAGCAGGCGACGGATGCCTGACCTCCTCGCCGCGGCCGCCGTCCCCGACCCGGCGTCCGCGGTCAACTCCTGGCCGGCGCTCGCGGCCTACGTCGTGGGCGCGCTCGTGATCGTCGTCGGTCAGTGGCGCGGGCTGCGCGCCACGAAGAACGTGGAGCACCAGGTGACCAACAACGGCGGCGGGTCGATGAAAGACGGCACCGACCGCATCGAGTCCAAGCTCGACGACTACATCGCCGACGAGCCGGCCCGCCGGTGGCGCGCCCGTCGCGAGGCCGCTGGCTTCGCCGCGATGGCCGCGCTCGTGTCGGTGGCCGTGACCCTGTCCAAGACCCGGAGGTAGACATGACCGAAGAGATCCGTTCCCGCAGCAGCTGGGGCGCCCGGTACCCGGACGGTGACCTGACCCTGTCCGGCCTGGCGGCCGAGGTGTTCGCGCACCACTCGGTGACGACGCAGCTCTCGCCCAATGCGAGCGTCGCAGACGAGGAGGAGCAGATGCGCCGCCTCGAGGCGGTCGGCCAGTCCCGGTTCGGGACCGGGATCTCGTACAACGTGGTGATCTTCCCGTCGGGCCGCGTCTACCAGGGCGTTTCCTGGAACCGTCGCGGCACCCACACCGGCGGGCGGAACAGCACGGCGCGGTCCATCTGCTTCGCCGGCAACTACGAGGTGCACAAGCCGACCGACGCGCAGATCGCGACAGCGCGCCGGATCTACCACGGCGGCAAGGGGAAGTGGTGGCGCTCGGCGGCTCCGCTGCGTAGCCACGTCGACGTGTCGCAGACCGCGTGCCCCGGCCGGCACGTGCGCGCCCGGCTCGACGAGATCCGCGCCGGTGGCCAGCCGGTGAGCAACCCGAAGCCGTCGAAGCCGTCGGCGCCGAAGCCCGGCCCGAAGCCGGGCGGCGGCCTGGTCGTCGACGGCCGGTGGGGCAGCTCCACCACGTGGGCACTGCAGGACGAGCTCGGCACCCCGGCCGACGGCCGCGTGTCCTCGCAGGCCCTGCGCTGGCGCGACGCCAACCCCGGCCTGACCACGGGCTGGCAGTGGGTCCGCGACCCGCGCGGGTCCCTCATGATCACCGCGCTGCAGGACCGCATCGGCGCCGGGCGTGACGGCATCCTCGGGCCCGACAGCATCCGCCGCCTGCAGCGCCACCTCGGCGTCGACGTCGTCGACGGCGAGATCTGGAACCCGTCCGAAACTGTCCGCGCGCTCCAGCGCCGACTGAACGAAGGAAGGCTCTGACATGTCCAACCCCGTCGAGTTCGAACCCGTCGAGCTCCCCGGCAAGTACGCCAAGGCGCTCGTGGCGATCGCCACCGCTGTGCTCGCGCTGCTCGTGACCGCGCTAACCGACGACGTCGTTACGCTCGTCGAGCTGCTCGGTATCTCCGTCGCCGGCGTTACGGCCGTCGGCGTCTACCTGGTGCCGAACCTGCCCGACGGTGCCGGGCGGTACGCGAAGGCCGGCGTCGCCATCATCGGCACCGGTGTTCAGGCTGCGATCCCGCTCGCGACTGCAGGCACGATCACGACCAGCGGCTGGCTACTGATCCTGATCGCCGTGCTCGGCGCCGTCTCGGTCGGGATCGTGCCGAACGCGGTACCGACGCTCGCACCCGTGCGGACCCTCAACGTGAGTGTCAGTCCCCGCGAGTAACCTGCCCCTGACACCGCCCAGGAGTCGAAGAGAGACCCCCACCGCCTCGAGCGGTGGGGGTCTCTTGCCATGTCCGGACCTTCGCGGAATCGAACACGCGTTGCATACTGGTGCCGTGACCGGACCGGCCTTCCACGACCCGAGCCATGCCAGCTGGGACTCCTACCGCAACGAGTGGCAGGAGATCCTCAACGCGTTCCCGATCCCACCCCGGGGCCGCCAGCACGACTGCCGCATCCCGGTCACGGCACAGCTGGTGTGGGAGCGCGACGGCCTGGAGCTCCTGGACACCACCGCCTACGCCTGGTTCGGCCGTCTCGTTCTGGTCGAGGTCCTCGACCATCGCCGGTGGACCCACGGCGTGTGGATCCACCTGTCCGACGTCCGCCGGCGGCGGCCGAGTGCCTGACTTTCACCCGGGCGAAAGAAGCCGTATTCGGCAAATTAGGTCCGTGGCCGGCCGTAGTCTGCGGCAGGCGGACCGTGCCATGGCGCCCCTCCACATCCCCGGGCACATCCGTCGCGTCCCGGGATGCCAGAAGGCCCCCGCCTCCCTTCCTGGGAGGCGGGGGCCTTCGTCATGTGGGGCGTCTAGCTCGGCGAGCTGCCCGAGCCTGGGCAGGTCCCCGTACCGGATCCGCCTTTCTGGTGAGTGGCCAGTACGCCGCCCACGATGCCCACGACCTGGCCGCAACTCCTGCACTTGCTGGTAGCCATCAAACCGTCTCCTTGATCCGCCACTCGGTGCCTTCTGACCGCCGCTCGCCGGGTGCGAGGGTGTACCTGAGGTGGCCGTACGCGGCTGCGCCGCTGTGCCACTTGACGCTGAACCCGAACGGGTGGAATCCCTTCGGGTCGCGCTCGGAGAACCGCGTGACGGAGGCGACCTCGCGGTTCTGCGCGTTGATGATCAGGGCCGTGATCCATGCCTCGAGGTCGGCCATGCGCAGCCGGCCCTCGGTAACGGTCAGCTCGACGGGCGCGACAGGTGCCGGCGGCTCGCCCTCGACGATCTCCTCCGGCTTGTCGAAGGTGTCGCCCTTGGGGCCACCGCCGTGGACGAGCTGCAGGTAGGCGACGCCACCACTCGGGGCCTCGAACACCAGCCCGAGGGTCCAGTCGGCCATGCCCTTGTCGGCCACGATGCCGGTGTCCGCCCACGGGATCCGCTTCACGTCCGGCGGAAGGTTGGTGTCGACGAGGTCAGTGATCCAGGCTTGGAATCGAGGTGCGCGCAT